TGGAAGCGGACTCGGCCAGCCCGTGATCAAAATCATGTCCATCACATCCGACAGTTACGTGATTCCCGCAGATTACGCAGTATTCGTAAGGGTTAGTTTTATCGTCAATCGGTGGGAGAGCTGGCAGCGGCCTCCAGTGTGTTACTTGCTGGAGGTCTAATTCGATCAGGTCGCCATAGCTATCCGTGTGCGTTAAATGCCAGCATGTTTTAAGTTCTAGCGGCCCAATCGGGTCACGACGAAAATATGCTTCTTCAATATGTCGCTCTGATGTGCAAATGAGCCCATACCAATTCGGATCGGGCAAATACTCTCCAACACTTATCCAGCGCTCACTCGGCGCTTGTGGCTGGAGATGGGAGGCGGTCTGTTTTAAGAATTCGGCCAATTTATGTGCATGGGCAGGCTTCAAATGCGTGCAATCTGGCTGCATCTTGAACCATTTCTCGATTTGCTCCGCCAGCTTCCGTAGTGAGGCAGTCATCATTGATCTCGCTTCTGTTGATAGAGATAGCAACCAAAGGGTTTGCCTGTAATGCCGCTCACAGCCTTACAAGTCGGGCAAGGCCGATTACTCCAGCCGTGCGGATCGTCATAGATAAGCTGCGTCACAGCAATCATTAGGCGATCAATCGCAAGTTGCAAAACTTCTTGGTCAGCCATCTTAGTTACCTCGCCTCAAAAATACTCGAATTGAATCAGCCCGAAATTGAATACCGTATGCATCTCATCGTAGAATATTTTCTCGATGCCGAATCGCATCGGCCATTGCCAAGCGAAGTAGAACTTGCGCCTCGGCTTACTTTTCATCGCTGGCCGATTTCTCCACTTCTTGATCTTTCTGTGTTTGTATGGCGATTTTATAAGCGTCTTCCTGTGGAACACCTTGACCGAGTTGCATTCCCCATCCATCGTAATAGCCTTCACTGTCGAAGAAATGAGAGGTTCCGGTAGCTGTTAGTAGTACGTTCATTTTCGGCGAACGCACTACTAAAATCGGTTCAGTCAGGGTTATGCATTCAATATCGCCATCACGTTTAGTGACAATTATGTTCATGCCTTTATCCTCTCTCCCTTATCCGTGAGGCCAGAGCGGCTCTCGCTTGCCAACCTTGCCATGCCTGCTGCGCACTGTCGTAAACGTATCTGCCGTGAGGATTACGCGCTAAAAATACATGCTTGTGGCTGACGTGTCCGGCGAATAGCCCTTGAATTGCCCATTCCTCAAACGCTTCCCGCTCGTCCTGGGGATGGGTGGCCCCGCTAGATTCATAATCGGCTATGATTTTGTCCGCATCGTCCAAAGGAACGATGTAACGGCCTCGTTCGTCATCCCATTCCGAAGCGTCTTGTATCTTGTCTCTGAGGTCACCCATTTACTTTGTCCATCCTTCCCCGCTTGATTTCCCGAATTTCCACGCGCCGCACATCCTCAAATCGCGTGCAGGCATGTTGCTTATTCGAGAACAACACGACGGGTCGAGACGGAATGTTCCCATAGCCATCGTGGACGCTGTTAAACGGTTCGCGGTAAATTTCGCCGCTCTCGAATCCAGCCCACATAACTAATTTACGTTTGCTCATTCCCCCTGCTCCTTATCGGCGTCCTTCCCCTCTGTAGACGTATCGGCCTCTGATTTCCAGCGCATTACATCTTCTCGGCTGAATATTATTGGCCGTGGGTGCCGAGATTCATAGTCAATCTGAGCCAGCATCGCAGCTTCCCGAATCTCAGTTGGGGTAAACTGCCCGCGCTCAATCTCGGCCAGCATCAACCGGACAAGCTGGTAAAATGCCGGGTCATTCGTATAACGCTGCCATAAGTTCATCACGCTATTTCTCCTCCGGCTTGGCTGTCCGCGCCTCGACTCGTTTGTGCAACTCTTCTACTTCTTCTCTGCCTATGTATGAGCCGGGATAAGGGACACGAGGCGGCTCCTGCCCCATCCCAGAGGTCAGCGCAGCCTCATAATTTTCGATTGCGTCCCATGCTTTGCAAACTAAGCATTTGGCTGCTTCATCCACGTCCGTGCCATCGGCGTTTTCGACGCTGCCGCAATAGCAAGCCATCGCTTCGTTGGCAAATTCCCCTCCGCCGACTAGAAGAATGCTTCTTAGAATCTTGCACAGCGGCGCAGCCATCCCAGAGGAGCGCAGGGCGGCCAGCGGTAACTTTTCCCGCAGAATTTTCACGATACGATCTGCGGCGTGTTTGTCAGTTCCGCCGTTAATGATGGCTTGCCGGAATTCATCTACAAACTTCTCATCCTGCGGCGTCTCACAGGGATTCTCCGGTGAGGTGCTCAGGGGTTCCATACACAAGCAATAGTAGTCAGGAAATTGTCGGAGAAATCCGGATGCCACGGTGCTCGCGGCTGTCAGTTTTGGCCGTCCGCATTTGGTGCAATTCATGCATGCCTCCATTCAATTGGCTCCGAAGAATCAGAAAATACACATTCCCATCCGCATTTTCGGCAGCACAATACTCCTGAAAACTTGGCCGCTTTCGCTGCAACGCAAATGAAATACCCGCAATTGATGCAGAACGTTTGGCAAAGTTCGCGGTAGCGCGCCATTCGGGGCGGCTGGGCTGGGGTGGGCGCTTTAGCGGTCATCGGGGATTCCTTTCTCCGACAATTCGGCAATAGCCTTGATTTTCACAGGCAAATTTGATGAAGCCCGGATTGCCGAAAATTCGCATGACATAGTGACCGTTTTCCCGAAAATATTCCTCGCCTTCCTGAATAATGGCGGCAGCGCCAAGTTGCTGAACTGTCGCATCTAACATCTTCGGGTTTCCAGTCTCAACATAAAAATCCAGAAATATCGGCGCTGGGGTGGGGGTGGAAGGGTTCATTGGGCCTCCAAAAGAACGTCTTTCTCCTCGAACGGCTGCGTCCATTTCCAACCTTTAGTTGTAGTTACAACCTTTTTGTAGCCATTGCCTTCCATGTTCGATAACAGGATTCTTTCCTTGGGATCGTTGCGCTTCTTCACTTCGGCCAGAGTTTCGACCTTGCAGTGCGGCAGATAATAATTCCCGCTGCGTTTGGTCTCGTGAGAATCAAGGTCTTTTTCGCCGCGCTCTCTAGTTGTGAAATAAAAACAGTATGGAATGGCGTTGTAGCGCTCGGTGATTGATTCGGCCATTTTCTTGGCCTGTTCGATATCCCAGCTATCAATGGGCTTTGTCGAATCCTCGGCCATAAAAGTTCCCGGCGATAAAAATGTTACAAAGTGTTGCTTCATCGTTGGCGGCTTAGCTTCATTCATCGGCGTCTCCTCCCCTACTTCCCAAACGATTTCACGGCATGAATATAGCCATTGAAAAATCCGCGCTGGCAAACGTTATCCTTTGCCACGATCGTGAACATCAATACGAAGCAGCAGAGGATCAATGTAACCAAGGCCTTAAATGCAACGCCCCCGATCGTCTGAATCGTTCGAGGGCAATTGATCTTGTCAAGTAGGTAGAAGGCTCCTACAAAGATGCTGCAAATTAGGATCAATACAATAAGAAAAGTCCCCGCTACTGCGATCACCAAACCGAATCCCTTAATCCAGCAGAGAATCATTTACCGCTCCTTCCATGAGTCAAGCTAACGCTAGCCTAACGTACGTTAAATGTCAAGGTAAATCGTCTGCTATAGAGCAGGTTAAATGTTACGAGGGGACGTCATGGACGATAGTGGCTCCGCCACAAAACCTCACAGAGAAAGAGATGCCCTCTCGATTCATCCCTTAAGCGTTTGGGCAAATCCTTGGGCCAAGAACTAACCCAAAATCACCCATTTATACCCCTTCCGCGCTACGACGTGGCCGTAGAATCAACAGGATTTATTCAATTCTCCGCCGTAGCCCGAAGGTAACCTACCTTCATACACCCTTAAAATTCTGCCCAAATTTCAAATATTTGGGACAGTTAAGGGTTAAGAACGCTAATCGCCCGCTAGGCCAAGACTACTGTCATGGCCAGGATCAAACATCGTCCCAAGCTTATCCGCAACCTCGCGGTGATCCTGGGAGAATGCGTGCGTGTAGCCCATCGTAGTCTTAAAGTCCGCGTGGCCTACCCTCTCTTGCCTAACCTTAGCCGGCGTCCCCAAGCTATCCATGGCGCTACAGTTTCCATGCCGGAAGCTATGGAGCCCCATCCTCGGCTCATACACTTTCATGTCCTGAAGGATAGGTCTCAAATGCTTCTGCACGACGTTATGGTTATCCATCGCATGACCGTTGACGCTGAACATCAAGCCAGCGATCGGCCTGACGCCAGTGGAGATATGCGCAGCAAGTTGAGCTGAGATGATGAAGTGACGGATAGCGTTAGCGGTCTTAGGTGTCTGCACCTTGCCATTCCAAGCGCTCTGCCTGATATGAATGGTGCGAGAGGCAATGTCGATATCCTCCACCCTCAGGCCACAAACTTCCCCACCTCGCATCCCCGTCTCAGCGACAATCCAGAACATCGTCTTGTACGGTTCCTCTGCCCTCCGTATAACCTCTCTCGCTTGCTCTGGTGAGAGAGAAGGAGCCTTCGCTAGCCCGCGAGCCGGCAGGATCAAGTCCTCGAAGGGATTAGTCTTCACGTAGCCCCAAGCCCTCGCACTCTTCCACATCATGCGTAGCGTTGCCACAAAGTTCCTAACCGTCTTCGGGCTTAAGCGGAGAGATGTAATCCAGTGCTGCAAGATCTCCGTCTCAATTTCCCCAATCGCCATCTCTCCAAACCATCCTTTCAAAGCCTTCACCTGTCCCCGTTCCACCGCTTGAGTCGAGGGCTTGTGATTAGGCATTACCATCGCTTCCCATTTGTCAGCGAAGGAGGAGAAGGAGATGAGGTGCTTTGGCTTATAGCTAAGGCTATTAACCTCCGCAATGACTTGCTCCATTGCTCGCATCGCGAGGCGTCTTGTTGGATACTCCTTGAGCCCACCGAGTACAACTTTCTTGTGGACTCGCTTCCGCGTTCCATTGGCAAGGACAACGTCCTCCAGATACCTTGCCTTCCATGTCGGCGTCTTCCCCTCCTGAATCAAAGTTCCTCTCTGATAACGTCTGCGTGCCATCAGGTTCCTTCTTTCACCTAATGATCCGACGGCCAGAGGGAATTGTATCGAAGAGTGGTCTAAGGATGCCATGTTATTTCTCGGCGGGGGCAATTGCTGAAAGGTTTAGCTTGTAAGAAAGTTCTACCGCCTGTGCGACCAAGTCCTCAACGCTAGTCTGCTGCATTTTATTCACCAGCTTCGGCGTGAAACCGTCACGATTAAGGAACATTACAATCGCTATCTGTCGAACATCCTCTTCGTTGAATATTCGTCGAGAACCTCTGCCTTGCCCGAGGCTGCCAGATGATTTCAACATGTAATGAGAGAGGAGGCGATTCAACTTCCAAAGTTTGATCCCAAGGATCGAGGCGACTTGGCTACTGCTGAACATACCTAAAGACATCCCTCCGTAAACCACTGACTCCCTACATAGAGGTGTCTCCCAGCTCCCCCAAGCAACATGACATAAGGAGCCACCGGCACTCTCCCTTTCCTCATGAGGAGAGCGAATCCAAAGATGACACCATCGATCGGGAGCATCCGAGCGTAGAGTTGGCCTCTACTTGAACGTGGATTCCCATAAGCCTCCAAGCAATTCCCCCTCTGTATCCCAGCGTGACTCACTTCAGCGTCGTAGATGCTAGAGCCAAAGAGAGCAGCGGTGGAGAGGATGAACTTTTTATTGAAGAGGCGATCATGGGGAGGAGCCTGCGGCTTTGGGCCGTCAGGGAGTTGAGCGAAGGAGAGGGTTGAGATAAGTAGGAAGCAGCAAAGTTTGTTCATTAGAGGTTCTTCCTCACAATCCGCCCGCATCTTGAACAGGCAAGCCAAGCGAACGCGCCCGACGTGACCATTGAGTAATAACTATGCCAAAACAGCCAGCACCATAGTTTGTTCATCGTGCCTTCTCACAGAGAAGGAGTTCATCTTGATCCACAGCCTCAACCTCAATGTCGAGAGGTTCTATCGAGGCAACCCAGTCGGCTATCTGATTACGTGTCCATCTATGTCCATCATTCAGATGGAAGATTACATAGTCCACTCCGCCGCGAGCTTCAGAGCACGCGGGGCACATGACGGGTCGTACAGATGCGATCCATGGCCACTCTAGACGAAAAACGCTATACACGTTGTTCTCTCCGTACATCATCCAATCGAGCGCGGTAAGATCTTTCCCAACGGCAAGCAATGCTCCACCAATGGCACAAGGGGCATTAGGATTAACGACAGAGTCCGCACCAAACCCCTGCGGCAACGTCATTCCGTTCAATCGAATTGCTTCGCTTAATCTCATCTCAAGTCTCCCCTTCTTCTGTGAGGTTTTAGCGCGGAGCGCTCATCGTCCCTAGCCTCTACGTAGTAACCAGTGCCAATTCCGCCTTATACTCTTCAACAAATTTCACCCGCTCCCGCCTCTTCATCTCCGCCTTAATCATGGGAATGAGAATGCGGCGGCGTATGGAGTCGCCGTCTGATGCTTTCCAATGTTTTGTCTCCAAGTGCAGGAAAGCATTTTCTGCCTTGTAGTATTCCTCTTCCAATTTAATTGGAACGTTCCGATGATGAATTGGATCAATAGGCCCACGTTCTTTATTGCCGCATAGCGCATGGGGAGCGTTAGGAACGCCAATAAAGCAGCAGCAAGAATCGAACGCTAACCTTCCACTCTGTGCATGTGCCAGCAACATCGCCAACCGTTCATCGGTGTAATGCGCTTGCATGAAACTCCTGATATGCCCCTTCGCTTCTTTGAATTTCATTTGGATCCTCCCTGAGTTCGCAATCTAACGCCGTCACCAAGCATTGTCAAGTAAAATCGTCAGCATATAGCTACATTTACTGTTTACTAAAGCGCCAATAACGTGTGATACAATCGTCTTGCTCGTGCGCGTTAAACCTCGGGAGGCTTACCAGACTGAGCCCTGGTAGGCCTTCCAAATGGCTCAGAAATGTCAAAATCCTACTCTCTTTCTCCGTCAGAAGTTAGTCAAGCTATCGACAAACTAGATAGAATCTCCTATCTCGTCGAAGACTTCATCCCCTCACAAAGTCTCTGCCTCCTTGCTGGCGATAGTGGTCAAGGCAAAACACCCTACGCCATGCAACTCAGTATTTGTATTGCCGCTGGAATCCCTTTTCTAGGCTTCAACATCAGCCCCGGCACAGTGCTCTATGCGGACTATGAGAACAATCTTCGTGAGTTCTATATTAAGTGTGGTGAAATATCTGGAGCCATCGGTCTCCCTGGTATTCCTGAAAACTTACGCCGGCTGGAATTTCCCACAGCGGATCAAATAGTAGCTGACGCAAAACTCTACTCACCAAAGCTCATCGTAATCGATACCTTGCGCTACATGGATCCCAAGGCCGAGACCGAGTCCCATGCCGCAGCCTTACGTATGACGTGGATGAAACAATTAGGCAAATACGGCGCAACAACAATCTTCCTTCATCATCTCCGTAAAGATAACGAAGAAGCTCCACGAGCGCCACTCGAAGACCTCTCTACTCCAGTCCTCACTTGGATGCAAAACGTTTCCGGTTCCCTCGCGCTAACCAACCAATCTGACATCCGTATCGGGTTCGAGAACTCCCATAAAGAGGATCAGGTAGTAGTCCGTGCAGCACGTCGAGGCTTTGGCGATATTGGCCCATGGAGACTAGAGCGAATCTTTGACGAGTACACAGGCTTACCGATCGCTTACAAACCTCTTACCGGAGTCGAACTCCTAACGAAACTTCAAAAGGAATTAATCCTCAAATTTCCCCTCAACCAACCTCTCACATTCTCCGAAGCAATGAAGCTTTGCGGAAAGAGCCGCCGTTTCACCAGCGATCTCCTCAAAACAGCAGTAACCGCAAAATTAATGGAGAAGCAAGGCACCTTCAAGGACACCCGCTACCTTCGTCTCCTTTAGTCCTGATTAGTATCCCTAGCCAGGGCGGGGGGAGGGAGGGGGGAATGGATGTCCTTTTCTATATTTAATATATATATAATCAATAAGTTAGCTCTTGTTTTAGGGGTGGGATACTAATCCCCTTTTTTGAGATTAGTCTCATTAGTATCCCAGTGCGTTTTTGCCCCTAAGATATTGAGGGGACGTGGGATAGGTGGCAATTTGACCTAAAAAGTACCCTCCCTCCCCTAAAATCTATCTATAATATGGCTTGTTCGTCTTTCGTAAACTATTGAAACGGTTCACTATCAATTTTTGCCCTTTCGACGTAATACTTTGGTAATACAGCTTTTCCCCACCCCCTATACCTACATTTTCTTCTTGTCAAGTCCTTTCTCCTCTGCTAATCTTGCCTCCCCTTAACTAAAGGGGATTGGGGATAAGCTTATGCAATTCGGATTCGGCAGTAAGGATGACCGACCCAAGCAGGCCGGGAGACGGTCGAAAGACGTTTTAGACGTGCATCAGGAGTGGCTTAACTTACGAGCAAAAGTCTTTAGCTCGACGATGAAGCCGCAAGAGGATGTCTGGATTGTCTTCACGCCAGAGGATGCGAAGAGGATCAATCGTAAGAACGTCGGGCGCATAGCGCGGGACAAAATGAAGACACTCCTGGCTGACGCCCATCTAGAGTCAGACTACGTCGTCGAGCTTTACAAGACTAACCAGCCGACTGAGAATTCTTGGTGTCTATCGGTATCTTATGAGCCGCCGAATGTGGGGCGCGCGCCGGCAAGGAAGCGGGCTTAGAGCACTTAGGGCATCGGGAGCCGAACCTCTTCAGGCTCCCACATTTACATCCTTCGGTATAAATCAACTTACAACCTGAGCGAGACGAGCGGGCCTTGGACATGTTGGGGGCTACCTTATAGTTATCTGTGACCGTTGGACAATGGCAATAAAGTGCTAGGGGAATAGCAACTTAACTGCTAGGGCTCTTTACCTAACTTTACGAACTCTGCAAAGAATATTCACTTAGTAGTAACGCGATCGTCCATAGGGCCTTCGCAATGGACAGTTGGGTAAGCTGTCTAATATCCGCCGCGTCGCCTTGCTTATCAAGTTGCTTTAATTCTTCTTCAATCTTCGTTTTCATGGGTAGGGGGCTCCTAAATAAATTGTGTTAGGCAATACTGTGTCTGCTGCGTGCGCGTGCGCCAGCCACATTTAACCTTGGGAGGCGCGATGAAGGGTTCAATGTCTAGAGGTTCAACCCACATTATGGTGGGCTTACGTAATAGCGGAGCCGGCGGTACAGGGGGCTTAATCGCTAGCCCAACGAGAGCGAAGAGGATGAGCATAGCGAAGGGCGCGATAGCCATAAGGCGAGGGGTCACCTGATCCTCTCCAAGGCTACGTTAACCACAATCTCTAGAGCCTGAAGTAACTCCTTCTCCCTCTCCCTACAAATCCAATCGTCCGCCTTCTTCTGCCTTGCAGCTTCCTGCTTCACACCCTCTGCGAGCCCACGGGCATAAGCCTCAGCATTCTCGTGATCGAGGGTTTCAAGGTGCTCCTTGATGCTAATTCTTTCCATGATTGCTCCTAATTCAATGCGCCTTAATCAATAAGTACCATCTGAGATTTGACAAAGGTCTTACCCTGTCCGTATTGTCCATTTAGCCCAAGTCTGCCCTCCCCAAGCGTAACTTGGGTTTCAGTCGGGGCGCTGTCTGATGCGCTCCGCCTGAGCGCTCCTTCTCCAAGCCCCTAGCAACATCGAGGGCATCCCTCAGCCTGTAGTAAGCGCCGGGATACTTAGTGTCATACCAGCGATAGGGGCTTAACGTCTCCGCTTGCTTCCAGCCGCGCTTTCTTAGATATACTTCTTCCTCTGATGTCAAGAGTTCCTCCAACCTTCATCTCCTCTAAATCGTAAAGCAGCTCAGCCCCACAGCTTAGGCAAGCAACATACGCAATCCTTAACTCCTCGCCTTCCACAGTCACCGCGACAGCGTGAGGCCAGGAGTAGCGTCTATGCCGGCAGGCTCCAAAGAACTTTGCTAACCTTAAGACCATAAGAACGGTGCAACGATGAGAGCCCATCCCAGCAGAGCCGCAATGACTCCATAGAGAATAGGGTAACGTTCAAAGAGAGGCTGCCTCGCCGTCTCCCATCCCCTCTTACGTGCAATGAAATCGTAACACTCTGACGTAGCGTATTTGTAGTCCATAGCGTCTCCTTTGATTAATTATTGGTTGTTCTCAACCTCGTCACCAGCTCCAACCTTGACCACACCCCTAACTTGTTAAACATATTGGTCAGATGATTCTTAACCGTCTGTGGGCTAATGTTCGAAGCCTCCGCAATCTCCTTATTCGTTCCATCAGCCACTATGAGGGCGGCGATCCATTGCTCACGAGGGCTGAGGGCAGGATGCGCCGGCTCAAACTCCTCCCCCCTGACATGATTAGCAAGGGCAATCAACGTCCTTCGCCCTGTCTTTGCCTTGAGACTCTTGATATGCTTGTTGACTGTGTCAATAGTCATGTTTAACTCTTCAGCAATCTGAACATTCGATCTTCCCTGTCCGATCGCCTCAAGAACGTCAAGCTCGCGTTTACTCATGGTGGATGTCATTTCGGCACGTAGGCGACTAAAAGCAGCGCCAAAATTGCCCATACATTCAAGGCGACATAAGAAATATCGCCCATTCGTTCCGTTGTCAAGTTAAATCTCATAAAAAAGGTCTCCTAAATGTATACCTACGGTATGCAAAAGCGTCAAAACGTAAACTAGCAGAGCCGCTGTTGATTGCTTAAACGTCAAATTAGCCTGTCAAACCCCTTCGGCCATGGCAATAGGCAAAGACCCTCGCCAGGATAGCGTTTAATTGCGCCAGGAGGCGATTCTAGCCCCTCGGGTCCAAAATGTGTCCCTTGCCACGTTCACGCGTCTAAGACGCTAGGGCGTTAACGTGTATTAGGGTTTGTTATGCGATCTCATAAACGCGACAGGGAAATTTGCACTCTACCCCGTTATGCGCTGTGCAATAGTCATGGTGAAAGAACCAAAATGCACCTAGTTCAGTCATGCCAGTGTCACGCAATTTAGTCTTGAGGATTGCACTGTCAAGTGCTCCGCTATAGGACGCATATCCCTTACCGAGATAGAACGAACCGTTCCCGAACTGCTTGCATGTGGTTTGGAGTGAATCATCCCAGTCATGGGTAAAACGTAATAGACCGTCTTGCGTACGAAGGAAATCTCCCACTCTAGGGCCATGATGTTGATTAAATGCTGATTCCCTTTCTGCAAGTATTTGTGTGTCACGTTCGTCAAATTGTGGCCTCATGCGCTCACCTCGACAGACTTGGCAGCTTGGTAAACTTTATTCGCTGCGCAGCAAAAGCAATCGTTGCATCCGCATATTTCGCCGGTCATGGCGTGTGGATTGTTAACAGCTTCAATCCCTTTATCAACTAACAGCTTGGCTGCTTGCCAGAGTTGATTAGGATAAGTAGGCTCTGTACATTTGCCCGTGGTGCCTTTGATTTCAAGCAATGGCGTGTAGCTGCCATCTTTGCCCGTCTCAGCGACCAACCACCATTCCCCTTGTGCATTTGGCCAACGAATCACGTTGTAAAACATAAAGTTTTCTCCTTTTTTATTCACATCTGTACATTTGGTTTTTACTCTGCTTTGAACGGTACAAACACCGTACTTGCTTCTTTGGCTGCCTTGTTCGACATTCCGAGACGGCGATTACAAGATATAGGCTGCCGTAGCAATTAGCGCATCCTTCTCAGTTAAGTACGGGCCCATTGGTTCACTATCAGGCAAGCAACCTGGAAAGCAAGATTGCCAGTACCATCCTGTACCTAAGCAATCTCCCTCATCGTCAAGAATGCATTCGCCATAAAGTTCCGCCTTATGGCCAGCATTCAACATGCAACGTTCACGTTTAGCATGTTCGTGGTAGAAAATTTCCAAGTCGGGTAAAGCGTAAGGATCATCTTTTCTTTTTGGGTTGCTATAGGCTTGCATTAGAGTGCACCTCCGATTCCGTTCTGCATTACAACGTCATACTGATCAAGGCAAGCGTCCACATGTTCGGCCAAAGTCTTAAATGGGCCGCAAGGATACTCCATTGCGTCAAGTATCTTGTGATTGTCTAAAAACTCGATAGCATCGTCACCTTGCAGGAATACGGTGGCCATGTCACTTTTACGGAGAATAAGCACAGTCCCGAACCTACCCTCCTTGGCACTGTATCGATTACCGTTTAGTGTCATCACAGTTGCACCTCCCTAAACGCGGCACTAATCGCACGTTTTGAGAATCCTAGTGCGTGCAATTGGTCTTTGAGCGAATCAAGCTCATCCTTTGCGACATCTTTTGCAATCTTGCGCATATTGGCACTCCATTTTCAAATTGTCTCTCAAATGATCTAGGAGATCTAGTCTCATCAGCTAGCACGTAATGCTAGGACTCGGATTGCTCCGAGTTTCGACTTTAGAATCCCCTAAGCTCATTGGCATAGCCAACAGGATCATTGTCACGAAAGCAACCCTCACACACGTAACCGTGTGCTGCTTTGTAAGCAGAGATTGGAGCCCCACACTGCGGACACTTTGGCCCGCGCTTCGGTTGCTCAACACCCGTAACGCAAGTCTTGCACTTTCCGCCATTACTCCGAGCGAAACTCTTAGACGTCGAGCCCCCACAATCGATACAGCTTGTGCAGAACTTTTGAAAGTTAGTCATCAGAAAACCTCCCTTTAGTCTCATCAGTCAGCGCCTAACGCTGAGACGTGGCAATTAGGCCACGTTTCGACTTTTACGCTGCCTTAAGCTCTGCCATACGCTCCGCCAGAGTCCACAGGGCGCGATTCAATTTCACATCCTGATCGATTCCCTTAACCTGCCTTGTGCTGACAGCGCGTAACCGGCGGCCATTGGCATCACGTTGTATACCATGCAATCCGCCTTTAATAACATTCTCTTGCACGCGATTAAAAGTTTTCCAAAGATCAGCCCCATTATCATCAGAGCGCCGTGGACGAAGCAATTGAGCCGCAGTGATTGGCGTCGTAACTTTCCCTTCAGCATCAGCAAACCTCACCGTATGAGCAGCCTCAGCAAAAGCACTCTGCTCACCGTCTGTCAGTTGCAGATTAGACCACGCGCTAGCGGCATTCAAAGCTTTCTGTGAGCTAGTAATGATCCCATTCGACGCGTCAATGACATCCGCCACAATGTTCCCCTTGTGCATGACTGAGACGCTCGCCGTCGTTGAGTCCGCCACCATGAGACCGTTCGAACAGACTAGGCGGAACATGCCAGCAATGAGCTTGTAAGCGCTCGTGCCATCGTGAGAGTTAACGAGCACAACTTCGGGAATAATGTCCCCAACTACCATTGGAGAGGTCAAGTCCATATGGCGAAAGCGGATCATATGCTTGGTAAACTCTGCTTTCCCCTCAATGCGTGACCTTGACTGAGACGCTGAGAAGGGTTGAAAACCCGCCTTAATCATCCCCTCAATAACGTTGATCGTTGGAATGTAGGTGTAACGATCAGATCTCGATTCGTGAGCGTGAGTGGCGAAAGCAGAGGGTGCATACTGGCGAACCATGTCAAGGGTAAGGGGAGTCTGAATCCTGTTAGCTCTTGCGCCTACTGTGAAATCGTGTAGATATGACATTTGTTTAATTCTCCTTTTGCCAGCCGCGTTTAGTTCGGTCTGGTCTTGCACCTACGTTAATTAGTCGTTGACTAGACGTCAAGTTAAAACGTCAAGCTAACGAAAAATAGATGGCACTCGAATTGCACTACATCTCTGCCCAGAAGAATGTCTACCAATTTAGTAGACATTAATTTCATTCATACATTAGTGAAAAATGATTAGAGATGCTAATGGAACGTCGCCTCACTTAACACTGTTAACCTGCGGTAATTGTCGCATAGCACCTCAAAATTCCCCACGATAATTCCCCACGTTTAATCGGGCTGGAATCGAGCCGGAATCGAGCCGGTTTCCCCGGTACCTTAGGTACGCAACCTAAGTTACTCGCCTGTAAAGCTATGATTCTATTGGACTATGAGAAGCTTGGGAAAGTCTGAGGGTAATGGCCGCCCACTCGGAGCCCCGCCGGTGCGCCCCGCCGCCGCCCGCCGCCGGCCTTGCATCCTTCGCCGCGCCTTCGCTTTTCGATAGTAGGGGAGGGGCAGGATAGGCCCCCGGTCGTTTTCCACGCGAAGTTCCCTCTACCCCGCCAGGGGAAATTGGAATTAACGTAGAAACACGAAGGCCATTTCCCGATATACGACCAATTTAGTCGTCCCACAGGGGCTTGAGAGTGATCGATAAGATCAACAATTTAGCGTCACGCTAGCGTCACATTCATCGTCGAGTAGGCGTAAGATGTGGAAGTAGGGAGATTTCTTATGTTCCGGCCCCCAATCACTATGCTCAAGAAGTTCATTTTGACCGCATTTTTCCTCTCATCTCTAGCCGTTCTGCCCGTTTACGCAGGAGAAGGACGGTTCGCGACGTTTCCTCCGGAGGTTGAGAAGTTTGGTTGCAGCGTGGAGCTGGTTATGTTCAGTGTGCGAGGGGGCGATTCGAAGGGGACGCTAGTATACACAGCAGAGGCTTGGGCTACGAGGAGGGGCGAGGATGAGAAGGATCGTTGGCAGCAAAGTATCGCGCAGTTTGATCCTGGCCCTAAGGGGAGAAGGAAGGCCCTCAAAGAGTGTGCTGACTGGATGGACGAGGCGGAGAAGGTGATTAAAAAGTCAAGATAATGCTTGACCCCGACGTTACGTTATTGTAAGATTGGAAGGTCAAATAACCCTCCGGCGAGAGCGTCATTGGACTGGTCGATGCTCTCGCCCCTTTTTAGGAGACACGGATTATGAAGAAATATTTTGCAGTCTCATTGCTATTCGTTGCTTCCTTCGCCCACGCCGGCCTCGCTCGCCTGAGTTATCACTACGTTGTGCAGCCAGGAGGGAAGGTTGTTGTGAAGGCGACCAAGGTCGTTGCTAAGGCCCCGAAGGTTGCGGTGAATGGGGCAAAGAAGTCCGCGAAAGTTGCGGAGAAGGTTTTGTACTAAGGTTCGGGAAGTAGCTCACATTCAGAGCAGCCGCCACAATGGGGCGGTAGGACGTATAGGGATAGCGAAACGATTACCTTCAGACGGATACCGTTGCTGAGATGCTATCGGAGTAGCGAGGACTATGCCTTCTCGACCAAGTTTGGCCGCAAACAGTGCACCCTGTAGAGCCGAGATCGCATCATGAAGGTGCTGTCACTCAAGGCGGAAATCGTCGGCTTGCCAAAGCGCTAAAAGGGAGTCGGGTGGCATACATTCTGGGAACGGAATGAGATGTCCATTCAGAAACCTTACTCCCGGTAGCGGCTCCGCCGCAAGATCTCACAAAGAGACGGCTGCCCTACGGTCAATCGTGCTTTACTCTATCTAGACTACGGTCAAGTATAGCTTTCCCCGATCATTCCTTTGTGAGGGTTTGGGGCGGAGCCCCTGTCGCATCCATTACAATTGATCCATGTCTGACGAACTCCTTCCACCCGCCCCTCAACCTGACGAGAAGCCTCCAAAGAAGAGACAACGCAAGCCTTACACTCTTGAACAGCTAGGCGACGGTTACGGGGTGAACTCACGAGGGGAGGATCGTTACAAGATTAGATATCAACGTCCAGAGGTAGCCGCCCACGTCGCCCGAATCCTCCTCGATCACGTCATGGACTACGAGGCCGCGACGACTAAGATTCTTCAAGCCTCCGCGAAGGCTAACGGTTGGGAGCCTCCAACTGACGAAGCCATCATCCGTCACGCTAAGCTTCTCGAACGTTCGCCACAGATCCAGCGAGCGTTGCGGCAACATCTGGAAAAGGTAGGCCTCGGCGACGACGCGCAGAAACGTTGGGTCGCGCTGAACTGGGGGCAAGCTTACGACAAGCGCAACGATACTCGCTGGGTTGCGTCAATGAAGATGCTCGGCGCGGCGATGCAGATGGATAAGAAGGTGGACTACGATAACAAGCCCCAGCCTCTAACTCTCCTCGGTGCCGGCCCTCTGCTCGAACGCATGGGCCTCAAGGTGAATGATAATATTGAGGAGGAGGAAGACGATGCAAGGACTAATGAACGTAGCGAACCAGAGGAAACCGAAAGCGACGGACTCGAAGACTCAGAATCTACGTAAGCCGATGGTGCCGAGTAACAATAAGCCCGCGCCGATGAGACCGACACAGGTTGGGTCGAGTGTTGGAGCGATGAGGCAAGCTTGCAATATCTAGCCCATAGGCTATCAGCAATCATTCTCCTAATAGACTTCAGCCTATAGCCCTTCCCTCCTGCTCCTCCCACCCCGCGCCCTTCCTTTCGCGCTAAGATAGAAGGGAGACACTCTAAGTCTCCCTTTTTCTTATGCTCTCCGTGACGATAATCGACAAAGAAGCAGGCACTTACGAAGCGATAGCGACACTTAATGATAAAGAAGTCTGGCGCGGTAACGTGACGCGCTACGATGACTGGCAGAAGCAGCTATTAGAGCTAGTCCAACAAGCCTATCGAACTCCAAAGGGGAACAAGCGATGAGCAAAGTTAGAGAGCTGCTTGAAGAGTTCGTTGGGCAGAGACTTCTTTGCGTGTCCGCCAATGACCCCGGTGAGGAGCCCTTCGCGATGTTGCTATTCGAGGAGGGCGGCGCGATCAAGATCACCCTGACCGACGCGGCGCTTGAAGAGTTTGACTATGGCGAGGATAGCGATTGACAAATATACGCAGCTTTGAAATTGGAGAGAATCTCCTCGGCAAGCTCCTCCCTTCTCAGACCGAATTCATCTCCTCGCCTGAACGTTACTCCTTCATCGCTGGGGGATTTAGGTCAGGCAAGTCCCATTCCATGTGCGTCAAGGGGCTCATTCTCTCCGCTGCGATCCCAAACAACGTCGGAATGCTCCTCTGCTATCGAGGCACCGACGTCGAAGCTCGTCTAAAGCCCTTGCTAGATCAGATCATCCCTAAGTCGTGGATCAAGGCTTATCACGTCAAGAATCGCACCTACACGCTCCGCAATAACTCCCTCATCATCCTCAATCACCTCCACGACGCCAACGCTTCCTCCCAAACAGCGATCAAGACTCGCCGAATCGGAATGAACCTCGGCTGGTTTGGGATCGATCAGATTGAGGAATGCGAGAAGCATCACTGGGACGCGATGATTTCGCGCTTGTCCCTTCCCATCGCCCCTCGCAAGTTCGGCTTCGCCACGCTCAATCCCGCAGGAAGGGACTGGATTTGGGAGAAGGCCTTCCGGGGGATGCGCGAATGGCCGAAGGATAAAGAGAGCGGCAGGACGATGGCTCTCCCTGGCGGCGAATTCTATCAAGCGATGAGGCCAGAGAAGAACGTCGTCGGCATCGCGATCAACTCTGAAGAGAATCGAGTGTCGAATGGCGGATTCGTTGATGATGAATACTTCGACTCCCTGCTTGAACAGTATGGGGAAGACTGGGTTCAGCGTTACGTTTACTGCTCGTTCGCAGACTTCAAAGGGAAGCTATTTAAGGACTACGAAGCGGGGATCGTTGACGATAACTTCTCCTCCGTCCATAACGTTGAACCCTTCACAATCCCTCGTCATTGGGAGTGCGTCGTTGGTATAGACGTTGGGGGAGATAGCCCTTGGGCAATCGTCCCGAACTACATCGACGAGTACGGGAACTTAATCGTCGCTCCCTCTTATCACGATCGTGGGGGGAAGATATTGCCGGTCATCAACTGGATTAAACGTAACATCCCTTGGAATGAGAACCGTTGCAAGTTCATCATCGACCCTGAGAACCTCCCCGTGAGGGCAGAGTTCGCTGAGCATGGCATCTACTGCCAGACGGCCCAGAAGGCTATCAATCCTGGCTTACTCAGGATGGAAGGCTACTTCCACGTTAACGAGAGGCGTTCGCTTCCCCAATGGTACTTAGACACTCAGCCCCCGCGTAAGATCGAAAAGTTCCGCGCCAAGGGTTCCCCTCGCATCTTCGTATTCAAGAATGACGAAGTCTGGCGACGCGAACATGACACGGCTAAGTGGGATCCTAACAAGGTTGACGTAATGTACAAAACGGCGACAGCACGCTTCGATAGCGTAGAAGCCCAACGTTACATCATCATGGACGCCCCGGAACCATCGAAGGCCGCGCTCGATAACACCCGCTACGAGAAGATCGAGTCAGCCGATCCCATGGCCGCCCGAGAGTGGCGTTCGTTCGACAAAAGACTAGCCGCAATTCAGAGTAAAATAAAAGGGAACCGTAAGGGACTGTTACAAAGCGTCGAAGAGGACGAAGACGGTTACGATTTCGGGGAACAGTTAGCAAAGATTGAAGAGACGGATGAGGATTTCTAGCCATGGACTACCTAAAGGACGTAGATAGGGACGAATTGGAAGTAGAACTTAAAAAGGCATGGGACGAGAAAGATGTTCTACAAAAACAGTTGCATGAAGAACGAAGCTCTTGGCCTGCGCGTTGGTTCTGGTCTAAGTGGGTGCCTAAAAAGCATCGTTGGATTTGTCTGCACGCCTATTTTGCATTTGAGCGCCGGGGTGCTGACGAATGGTTTATCCGCACGCCTCTGTTAGGAATTAGCTGGGCTGGAATCACTTGGCATGTTGCTCCGCACAACGAAATGCGCGGCGAGCTTGAAATTGGGCTACTTCCAAATTTGCCCATGACTGGCGGCGGATATCTTTACCGCTATCGGTTTACCAAGTTCATCAAACGAGCCAAGCCGCTAGCAGTATTTTATCCCCGCCGTTCGAGTACAGAGGGCTTTACTTGCTCTGTGAGGGGTTAGGCCGGAGGCCTCATTGTAATGCGTTGGATTACCAAAAGTCAACTGCGTATCGACATTGCTCGCCTCCAAGCTCAACTCGAAGGCATGACACTCCAGTTACGTCAACGTGAAGAATACATAACTAAACTAGAACATCTCCTCGACCACGAACGTGACAGAATCGATGCAGAACGTAACCGTGCTGACCGCGCCTCTGACGCTCTCCTTCAACAAAACGGTATCGCTCCGATTACAGAGTTAGGCGTAGCGAAATCCGAAGCAAGTAACGAAGCCGCTCAGGCGGAGATGCAGGAACTCCGTGATCGCGTCGGGCAATTCTACGCAGAGAGCCTCGACGACTTGGAAAGCGATGCAGAAATTTCTCCCGAGATCAAAGTAATCCTCATGGGTGTTCAGAAGGACATTAACTAATGGCAAACCAGCTTGATCTCAATACCTCGAATACCCTATCTCCCGAGTCGGAGAATCCTTACGAGGATATTCAAGCAGTCAGTAGCCGCATCGATCGTGTCTTAGATAGTGACAAGTGGAATCACCAGCTCTTTGAGTCCGGTTGGTTTCGTAATCTCCTAATGATCGCCGGCGCTCAATGGATCATCAAAGATCGCAATGGCCGCTGGCAGCGTAAGTCAGTCCCGTTCGTCGGCTTCCCCCGTACCTACACGAACAAAGTAGCCCAAATATACAACGACCTCGTTGGGCAGTTAGTCCAAGGGAAACGCATCCCGCTCTCTTGTCAACCTAGCGACCCTGATGATGAGGCTGACGTGGGGATTAGCGAAGTTGGCGAATCCCTCATTGACCTAATTAGGACAGAAGCCGAGGAAGATGAGAAGCAACACGAAGTCGCGGCATGGCTTGTCTCCACCGGCAATTGTTTCGGTATCGCAAACTACGATCTCGATGATCGCTTTGGTCAAGCACAAGTTCCCTTCCAACAATGTACAGCCTGCGGCTATGGCCCTATCTCTCCTAAAGATCTCGTAGCCTCTGGCGGCTCATGCCCCGAGTGCGGCGAAAACGCCATGGCTCCTGCTCCTCCTGTCTCAGACGCTATGGGCGGAGAGTTAATCGATGAGATGCCTCGCGGAGCCATTCAACTAGACGTCTGCGGCCCTTTCGAAATCCGTCTCGACCATCGTGTCACCTCTTACAAACATCTCAAACGCTTCGTCCGCCAACGTCGTTACGACCTCGATTGGGCGAAGGAACGTTGGGGCGGAAAGAAAGATGAGAAGGGTAATTGGGTAGGTGGAATCGATCCTGACCTCATCGTCCCCGATGAAGGCGACTCTGATCCTGGACAATACTATCTCGACGTCCTCGCGAATACGACCTCAGCCTATCGCTTCGGCGCGGGGCTATTCAGCAACAGCGCTAGCGGATCAAGCGCAAGTAAAACTCCCAAGGTCACCGCGTTCGAATTCTACGAACTCCCTTCCGATGATTTCCCCGAGGGCATCAAGGCCGTCCGCCTCGGTTCAAATTCCTCCGCAGTTGTAGATGCGGGACCGCTTCCGAGTGTGTACGGCGCGGGAGTTAAGCAGGGACAAAGATTTCTCCCACTCATCCATTGGGGCTATCAGAAAGTCCCCGGACGCTTCTGGGCGAAGACCCCGATCGATGACGTCGTCCCCCTCCAAATTACTCGCAACGTCGTCGAAGCGAATATCAATATCACCGTTCAACGCATGGGCAATCCTGTCTGGTTCAATCCCAAGGGCTCCGGCGTGGACATCATTACCGGCGAGAGTGGACAAGTCATAAACTACAACCCGATAGCAGTTGGCGGAACGACTCCTGTCAAGCCCGAACGCATCCCCGCCGAACTTAACAATCTCGGCCCTCTCATGGTCTGGATGCAACGCATCGACGATGCAATCGAGCGCGTCGCGGGGACATTCTTCCTCCAAGGTGGGGACGCCCCGCCGGGAGTTACCGCGGCCTCGGCGCTCGCATTCTTAAGTGAGAAGGGCCAGCAATCCCTCTCATCCGTTCGCGCCGCCTGGGCCGAAGCGTGGATGCAGTTCTACCTTTACGCCATAGAGATCGCTAGGCAGAACTGGGATGAGAAGCGTATCCGTGTCATCGCAGGGAAGAATAGAAAGTGGCAGGCGGAGAAGTTCAGCAAGGCTGATCTCCAAGGTTCCCTAAACATCATCATCGACTACAACGCTCTCCCGCCTAAGTCAATGGCAACCGAGCAGGCAAAGATCGCCCAGCTCGTCCAACTCGCCATGATTAACCCCGCCGACGATCAGATGCGTATGGAAGTGCTTAAACGCTTCGGCGCTCTCGACCTTCTGGGTGCGATGAATAAAGATATCGAGTACGCAGCTAAGGTGCAGGATCGCTTCATCAAGGAGCCTGCGTGGATTCCCGAAGTTCGCCCGCTCATCGACAATAGCGCCGTCCTGATGGGCGAGGCTGTGACCTTCGCGAAGACGGATGAGTACGATGAACTTCCTCCAGATCGTCAGCAAGCGTGGCTTGAATATTGCAAGATGCTTGCGACTGACATAGCCGCTCGCAGACTAGCGTTGACACAGGCCGGCATCGACCCTGACGTCCCAGCGACCGCTGAGATTCCCTCAGGGGAAGCTGTAGCTGGAGCAATGGCCGGCGCACAAGATGCCGCGCTCGCGCAGAGTGGAGGAGTCCCTCAAGGACAACAAGCCCCGGATCCTCGACTCGGCCCGAATGGGGAACCGCAACAACAACTCCCTGACATTGGCGGAGCACCAGAGGATTATCTCGGTAACTCAATGCCGCCTTCAATCACTCCCGAAGGAAGTCCGCGCCGCATTGACTTGCCGTCGAGTGAAGCTTAAGGAGAATGATATGAAGTTAACCGCATCAACCCGTAACGCAATCCCAACCGGGGAGTTCGCTCTGCCAGGGAGACGATATCCCGTGGAAGATGAATCTCACGCTAAGAATGCCCTAGCGCGTGTCAGCGAGTTCGGTTCGCCCGAGGAGAAATCCAAAGTCCGTGCGAAGGTGCATTCCAAGTACCCGAGCATCGGCCAACAGGGATTTTATGGGGTCGGGAAATAGAGGAATACATTTATGCCCTTCGATAAAGTGTTCGACAAGTACAAAGCCGGAGAACTGCACAGCGGTTCGAAAAGTGGCCCATTGGTTAAGAACCATAAGCAAGCTATCGCCATTTTCATGTCTGAGAAAAAGAAAGCTGGCGAAGGTAAGCAGGAATACCAATCAGGCTTCCACGGCGTCGGGAGAAAACTTTAATAGCGTTATTCCTTATTAAAGGATTCGAGTCCGTTGGCAAAAATAATGCTTGACGTTTTCTTGACGTTAGTTTAACGTTTTAGAGTGACGTACGAATGTCCCATTTATGTCTGCATGGCCTGTGGAGTAATCATTCCTTACGGGGAACGACTTTGTACTACGGGCGTTTGTAAAGAATTAAACGCCGAAAAAAGAACAATTATACTCGGTTTATGCAATATGGTTTCGGCGACCGTTACAACCCTTAGCCCCGGCAGAATCATTGAGTATGATCCGTTCGGGCCACGTCCATGGTAAACCTCTCCCACGCCCTCACCATCCCCGATCACCGTTGGCCCACCGAGCCTGAGTTGCGTTGGCTTGCGGAGCGGGCCAGTGAGCATAAGACCGTGGTAGAAGTCGGCTGTTATTGCGGGCGTAGCACAGTCGCGATGGCGGAGAATACTAAGGGCAACGTCTTCGTAGTCGATGACTTCTACGGCCCCCGTGACATCGATATGCCTGACGAGGATCGAGCGCAGATACTTAACGATTTCTTAGCGAATACGGCGCACTTACGTAACGTTGGAATCTTCGTCCGAGATCACGCGCAGCCACCAGCCATTGAGGCAGACATGATCTTCATCGATGGGGCGCATGATTATGAGAGTGTATTTAGAGACATTCATTACTGGCGCTCACAGTTGCGAGACGGGGGATTGTTGTGTGGACATGACGCCAATTGGACGGATGTTCAACAAGCAGTCAACAAGGAATTTGGCGAAGTAAGGATTATTGAAGGCACGAATATTTGGATGGCGCGATAATGGCCCTATCAAAGACACCCATTGGTACGGATGGCCGAGTTTGTACTCGGTGTAAGCATTTTAAGCTCTGGGAGTTTTTTAATTTACATACGAGAACTAAAAATCGACATCAATCGATTTGTCGCTCCTGTTTGCACGGCAAACCAGATAAAGAAATCCGACGCAAGTTCGTTATTGAATCGGCAGGAAGAAAATGTACACGCTGTTTTGAATTTCTTTCTTGGGACAATTTTAGCAAGGGCCGTGGGCCAAACGGCAAAACTACACGCTGCCGTAAATGTTGTTCCGTGGTCTACAAAGAAAATTTAGACCGGCACGTTGCTCATGGAAAGAAAAACTGGATTAAAAATCGCGATCGCTATTTGGGCCAACGAAGATATAAGGAATATGGGATCTCCCCAGATGCCGCCCAAGAATTATTTGCCAGCCAACAAGGGATATGCCCTCCTTGCGGAGAGCCAATAGAGTTCTCCAAGGCCGTCCTAGATCACGATCACAAAACAGGAAGAGTTAGAGGCTTCATACATCATCGGTGCAATTCGGCTCTAGGTATTTTTGCCGACAATGCCAACGGCCTATTTCGTGCATACCAATATTTATTAGACAGCGAGAATAAAAATGTCAAAATCGAAGCGCCGATTCTTTCCTCGGCCAATCCCAGCCAATATCAATAAGCCGGCCCCTCCGCACATTTTCTGCTCCGTCTTCACGACTCGTGAGCGCAATGGCTGGGTGCATCCCCAACTCGCAACTAACATTATTCGTTGGGTTTTTGGATCCTTTGCGGGCAAGTATAGCTTCTCCTTTGCCCCTACAAATTCCATTCACCCTATTTCCGCTGCCAGGAATTCGGCCTATCAAAATCATTTTCTACAAACTACCGCAGACCGTTGGGTGATGTTCGATAACGATATCGAACCTCCGGCAGATCTCATCGATGCCATCCTCAACATGCCCGAAGAGTGTGACATCGCGATTTTTCCATATTGGGTTTTTGACAATTTGAAGCCCATGGTTTGTGCCGGTGAGTGGACTAACGGGCAAATGGTAACTCACGATTTTGCTTCCGTTGATTGGCACGAAATTGGTGCAGGTGGGACGGGCGCAATGTGTATCCGCCGGCGCGTCTTCGACAAAGTTCCAATGCCACCATTCAAGATCATTTACGATAGCGAAGTTGGCCAGAAAATGTCCGAAGATATTTACTTCACTTCGAACGCCAAGGAAGCAGGGCTACGCCTCTTTACTCACACAGGCTACATTTGCGAACATCATCGCACGATCGGAGTCGCAGAAGTTAACGCCGGAATGGTCTCCATCCTTCGCAAAGCATTTGACATTGTCCGGGAACAGTATGGCGACAAGGGTGTCAAAGTTCCCGATCTTAATACGATTCTTGGCATCCAAATAAAGCACAACATCTGGAAGACAGACGATCTCGGCAACTGGACATGCCCGAACTGTCACCAAATCTGGGCAAATGGTGAGGTGGAAAGATGTCAGTGCAAATAGCCGAAGACTGGCGCACGATCGCGCTCGATCTCTATATTAAGCACGACGGCACACGTTGCATTTGGTGCTTCCTCAACATTGACGACCCTTTACAACGAACCCTTGTCGTCCGTGATGGACAATACTTCCTCTTCCATAAGGATTGCGTAGAGCAAGCCGTTTCGCTATAGCAGCTCCGCTGCAAACCCTCACAAAGAGAATGGACGTTTTGGCATATTACGCGGAACGTGCATTTATGTCTCGTTTGGGGAATATGCCGCCCCATCTCTTTGTGAGCCTTCAGGGCGGAGCCCTCATTGTCTATTCTGTCGCGATGTAACAATGCATATTCTTATCACCCTTAGCGCACGAAAAGCCTACAACGGTACTCCCATAAACGCTTGTAATCCCCGGATCCACTTCAGTCACCGTAATTGTTCCTGATACCCCAGCCTTCGCGCTCGGCGTCGGCCCCAGCGCCATCCCTAACAGAAAAGCAACGACAACGATCGTAGCAATCTTCATAGTCCCTCCAAGGGTCTCCCATTCTACCGCATCTCGTCTAGGTTATCTACTTAGTTATTGACTTTATGTTAAACTTGTGCTTAGTAGCGAGTCCTACTCGCTCGGCCAAACTAAGGAGCCAAACGAGCCATGATTAAACTAAAGAACGAAGAAGAGTTCGTCGTCAACCTGACACTCTCAGGAACCCAGACCACCACGACCACGTCCCAAGCCGGTCGCGTCTGTTCGCCCCCGATGCCTTACGCTGGACGCATTAAAGCTATCTACGCTGTCCTCGGCACGGCTGGCACGACCAACACTCAGACCACAGACATTCTAAAGAACGGAACGACCATCGCTTCATCCGGCACCGTTCTCTCTTTCGCGACGACTTCGACGACTCCAACTTACGCTACCTTGGTCTCAAGCAACCTCCCGATCGTAGCGAAGGGAGACGTCCTTCAAGCCGTCAACACTGCAATCCACACCACGCCAGCCATTGACTGCGCCATTGCCGTTGTAATTCAACGTTTCAAGGTAGCAGATCCCGTCGGCGCAACTGAAACGGGAACTTACGGTGTTGGCTTGGATTCGGTGAGCTAAAAGTTTTGTAGTTAAATCACGCGGCAACTCCGCGTTAATGAGTAGGTGTTAAATGTCAGACGAAGCGTCTTTACTAGATGACTCCACTGATGTCGAGCTAGACGCAGTACAGCAAGAGCAAGACGACGCAGGCGAAGGTAACTCCGAAGCCGAAGTCAAAGAGCAAGAACCTTTTCTCAAGGTCAACGATCGTTCCGTCTACCGTACTCGGGAAGACGCGATCAAGGCCTACGACGAGTCTGGGAAACGTATCGCAAGTCTCAGCCGTTGGGAAAAGCAGGCAAAAGAGTATGGACTTGACGATCCAGCTCAGCTCAAGGCAGTCGCCGATGAACTCCTTCGATTGAGGGAATTAACGTCGAAAAAGCCAGAGCCAGCCAAACCAGACGACTCAAAGCTCACACCTGAGCAGAAGGCCGCGAAGGAATGGTTGAAGAAGGAAGCAGCGGAACTTGGTTACCTCTCGAAAGAGGAAGCCGAAACGCAGCTCAAAGAACTCCGTGAGCAGTTGAAGTCGCTTACTAGCGCTTCTTCCGCCTCCGAGGAGCAACGTTTCCGTAATCAAGAAGCCGAAGCTAGAGGAAATCTTTCATCGTGGCTGAGTGAAGCCAAGCTGGAAGACAAGGACGGAACCAAGGCCAAAGTAGTCGGCACCCTGGTCAAAGATTGGATCAATAGCGACGAGGAACTCATCGGTCGCTGGCGGCAAGGCGGCGTGGAAGCACGCAACCTAGTCCGTGAGGGATTCGATCTCGCCCTGAAATCCCTCGGCTGGCAACCCGTCTCTCCCTCATCGTCAAACTACGCAGCCGATAAGGCCCGTAGCGTTGCAGCTAACAAGAAACTCCCTGCGCCGGGAACAGCGGCGAAGAGGAGTGACGGAGCAAAGCCATCTGGACGTACCAAAGATCCGATGGAAGCGCTTCACGAAAAAGCTTTCGCTGAATTCGAACGAGTTCGTAGCAGCAAAGCCTAACGTCACTCCGAAGCGTCGATGGCGTGCAGTAAACGACATCAATAGGAGAGCACTACCATGGCATTAGATACCACAGCATTTGACGCTTCGTTGAAGAACGTCTACCAACCTGGGCTGCGTGAGCAGATCAACCAGAAAACCAACCTACTCGACCTTTTTACTGAGGACTCCATCAGCCGTTACGAGTTCCAGGGTCGCAACCTGATCTTCGACCTCCACTCCGCTCGTGACTACAGTGGTTCGAAGTACGTGGCAGAAGGCGGCGGACTCCCCGTGGCCGGCAGCCAATCGACCAAGAACTTGACCATCCCGGTCAAATCCATCTTCGGTCGCATTGAACTGTCCGAGCGTGTGATGAAAGTCTCGAAGACTGATAAGGGGTCATTCATTCGTGCTATGGACTTGGCTCAGAAAGGTATCGTCAACGACGTCTCGCGTCAGCGCAATCGTGCTCTCGCAGGCTTCGGAGCCGGCACCTTGGCAGTCGTTTCCTCGGGCGCGAACTCCACGACCCAGACTCTTAAGGATCCGGGCGGCGTGGTCGGCACTGTGAACATTCCTCGCTTCATTAAGGTTGGAATGTTAGTTGCCATCGTTGACCCAACTGGCGTGACCGTTCGTGGCGTGCAGACAGTAACCGCTGTCGCAACGACCACAATCACCCTGGACGTGGCGATCAACTCGACCACTTCTGATCTCGTCACCCTCGGAACCAACTCCCTCGGTTCCAACGAAGACTCCTTCGGTGATGAATCAATGGGTATCCTCGGTCTCGCTGACTCGACGACCTACGTCACCACTCTCTTCGGTCTCGATCGCTCCTTGGCTGCGAACAGCTTCTTCCGTTCGCAAGTCCTGACTTCGGTCGGCTCGCTCAACCAAGACGTGATTCAGCGCGGCGTTGACAACTGCGAAGAAGTTTCCGGTCAGTACATCGACACCTTCGTCTGCCATTCCTCGCTGCGGCGCGAAATTCAGAAGCTCATCGCTCCTGATGTTCGCTACACGGTAACCGATGCGAATGCTCACAACTTCGACTCCGGTTCCAAAGCTGGATCGGGCTCCAAGGACTTGACCTTCAACGGCTGGCGCTTCCGCACCGATAAGGACATGGCCTACGGAACCTTGGTTGGTCTAAACACTGACCATCTGTTCCAGATTCCTTTGGACAAGGGAAGCTGGAGCGGCGCAGAAGGCGATCCAGTTCTGCTTCGTGTCGCTAACAAAGCGAATTACGAAGGCCGCTGGAGAATCGACGAGAACTACATGTGCGATCAGGGTAATGCGTTGGTTCGGTTCGATGGAATTACCGTCACGGTCACGCAAGGGACGACCGCAGATTAGTGATTCTAAAGATCTTATTGATCTTCACGAATTTGCTTTACGGACTAACTTGACGTATAATCAGGAAGATAACTTAACGGTTATCTTCCTTTTTTATGCCACATAAAGGTGCATATTCGACGTGGCCAGAAGACGTTAAGCAAGCGCACCGTGAGGCCGTAAAGCGGTGGCGAGCTACTAATCCAGAAAAATATAGAGCATCTGAATTGCTTCAGCAAGAAAATAGAAGGACACGTTACGCGTCTGATCCAGAATATCGTCAAACTGTTTTAGCCCGAAAGCATGGCAAAGATACCGCAGAAAAACAAAAACTGCGGCGTGAAGAAGTTAAACGCAAAGTTTTTGATTACTATGGCCACGCTTGTGTTTGTTGTGGCGAAACTGAAGAAATGTTTTTAACACTTGACCACGAAAACAATGATGGAGCCCAGCATAAAAAACTTATCGGCAAAGGAAATGGGAAAACTGTTGGAAGTTTTCGTGTTTATCTTTGGATAATTGCTAATAATTACCCATCAGGTTTTCGTACTCTTTGTTTCAATTGCAATTGTGGCCGCCAACGCAACGGAGGCCATTGCCCCCACGAAAAACAGCAACAATCCCTTCAAGTCCTTGCGACTACCTCTTCCTCGTAACTGCTATACTAATAACCAGTCAGGTACTCTCAACGCCTCGGACTGGCCTCCTTACGTCCTGACCGTAATGCGCCGCTAGCAAACGCTCTCGGTGGTGAATTTCCTACTACCTTGAGTCTCAGGATTAAGGAGCGTTTAACCATGGAAACCACTCAAGTAACCTTACGGCTAATAGACAAAAAGTATTCATTTCACGACGTCGATCATGACGAAACCGTCTCTGGCGATAAGATCCTCGCCCAGATGAAAAAGAATGGCGTCTTCAAGAACGATAAGGATGGCATTTACGCGCCCGTGCTATTTAACGGGCAGTCCTTCATGTTTAGAGAGGGAAAGACGATTACGGTTGATAAGACCATTGCCAAGGCTCTCCAACGTTCCGCACACATCATTGTTGGGGCCAAAGCAATCAATAGCCCTTCCTGCCCCTTTCTCGAAGTAGTTAAGGAATTTGCCCTCGGGGAACAAGTTGCCCCGCGTCCTCAATTCGCCTGCTCTCTCTGTGACAAGGACTGCGAAACCCCCGGTCGTCTCGCTCGCCACATGATGAAAATTCACAAGGATGTTGTTAACGAGCCGGCTGTCGATTGGGAAGAAGAAGATAAGCCCGTAGCGGCTGGAGTTGAAGAGGAATGAAGCCGCCTGAATGGTTCGTAAGTATGCTACGTCTCAACCATCCGCTCGTCTCGGTTCGCTGGGGCGAGTGGGTTGGGAAGTGGGTCATCTCGCAGCGTGCTTACATTCATCCGAGTGAGATTCACTACCTTGAGAAAAGACGTGCAAGGCTAGAACACTGGATCGCTTATCCAAAGGGGAGCGAGTCCACGACGAAGCATAAGAATGCACTAAAGAATGTGAATGAAGAGTTAATCGCAGCGCGGGCCAAGGAACGGATCCTTTTTATGCCTGATGCTATCAATCAAGCAGCTTACGACATGCTCTGTCATGGCGAACACGCCCGTTATGGTGGCTACGCGAGATTCTGCGACGCGCAGGAGCAAGAGGCTGATCGAATTGCAGAGGATCAAGAGAGACAAGAAGAGAACAAAAGATTCGCTCTCCATAGCGAGAGCTATGACCAAATCGATTTCATGACCCGCCGTCGCCAGGACGCTTTGAAGAATGGGCATCGTGACCTCGGTTACCTATTACATGGTGAACATGCTAACAAACCTCTTGTCACGTTAGGAGAATTCTAAATGGCCGTCGATTCCCTAGTTGGACAAGACGTTATCGATCTCGCAAACGGTCGCCTCTCTGGCTACGCGAACGCTGTCTCCCAAGACGACCTCCTCGGTTTCCTCAATGAAGCCAAGGACTCCGTTTGGAACATACTTAAAAATCTCGAAGATGAATATTTCATAACGCCATCGCAAGCGACGAATGCTGCCGGCTCATACTACTTCCCCGCTCTTAACGCCACGACTCGGGAATACGCCCTCCCAACCGATCTTCGGGAGATTAAGTTTATCGAATGTCTGACCCCAGGATTCACCGGACTCACGTTCGCCTTCCGTAACCTTACAGATGGAGATTTCCGTTCCCTTCGTCGCGGTGCGAATGATGGAACGACAGCGATAACGAATAATCCTGAGACCATTCTCTACACGGTCGTCGGTAAGAAGACGATTGTCTTCGCGGATTACCCTCCAGCAGCCTTGACGCTGCAAATCTGGTACGTCCGATCTATCCCAGATTTTGAGGCCGCTGATCCGGTGGATGAAGTCCTTTATCCATATAGCAAAAAAATAGCTTCCTACGCAGCTAAAGCGATCATGCTCGCAACGCAAGATGCGACACAGTTTCAAATGTGGTCTGCCAAATGGCGCGAGGACGTTATTGAAATCGCACAAGGGGCAGATGGGCGCAATGGCTCGGATCCCGTTTTCGTTGAAGGCCTCTGCGAGGGCGATGACTAATGAGCCATGGACGGGAGGTTGTCGGAAGATGGAACCTATTAACTTCTGAGCAAAGTTATGCCTCCCAAACGGCAAACGCTCCCGGTACATCTCGTCGTGTCCTCTCATGGCTCCCGGAAGCCGACGGCCAGCTTCATCGCGAAGCCGCTGAGCCCTTCTTCATCAATCAGGTTCTCGACGGCCCCGTCGTCTCCCTTTTCAACTTTAATCAGTCCCAAGCCGACGGCTCTGTCACTCGTTTCTACTTCGCCGCTTCCCGTACATCATTTTTCGTTGACGCAGGAGACTTTTTAAGCGCCTGCGTTCTTTACATCCAGAGCGCAGGAATCTGGACAAAGGTAACCGCAGTTGGGCAGTTAAACACAGCCCCAATGTTCCGTACCCTCGGGAATCTTCTCTTCATGTCTGACGGGGTAACGGAATGGGTCTTTGACGGCGTAGCTTGGTTCAAAGCGGGCATCGGTATTCCCTATCAAGGCGGCTTCACTCGCACCAATCAATTCTCCGGCCCGCCCTTTTGGCAACCTGCGATCGATAACACAGTCGCAGGAACATTCGACGCCGTCGTAGGGCGTTACTATTGGTTCACCAACTCCGATCAAACTGCCACGCGGCCCGTACATGAAGGTTCCTCAAGTGCCATCGGCCTAAGCACCGGAGCGGTGACGAATAAGAAGATCAAGGTCTACCAGACACCAGGGCTCTGGAGCGTAACGAGTGGCGCTCGCAATATCTCAATCTCTGCCTCCGCCGACTCCCCGGGCCCCACGCTTCCGCTAGGCGCAATCTCCCCCGATACAGGCTCCGGCCCTGCGTCCCTTGCCGGCGCATTCATGGGCCTTACCCTCTACATCAATGGAACATTGATTGGAGTTATTAAGGGGGTGGAAGATTTAGGTGGCGGGAATTTCTCTTTAATGCTCGTCGCCAATTCCCCGGCAACAATCAATAATGGCCGCCCCGTTCTCTGCGATGCTCGCTGCACACATTGGAATCTCTACGCAAGTGAGAGCGACGGATCAAAGGTTGGACAGTTCCTCAACATCTCGACGCCAGTAACCCAGAATCTAAATTCCACGCCAGTCACCGATGAATCCCCATTCCTCGACGATCCATTCAACACCTTCGTCTCCATCTTCCGCCCCGTTCGTAACGACCCACCAGTCCCTTCGACAATGCTCGAAGTCCACAAGACTCGCCTCTTCCGTACTCGGGTCAACAAGCCCAACCTCTTTAACTTTTGCGCGAATGAGGAAGTTCAAGCAGGCTTGAATGGCAATCCGATTGAATGCGTCCCCGGAATTGAGCAAAGCTACACCGCCTCCGGTTCGGCGCAGCAACATAATGAGCAAGAACTTGCTGGCCTCGGAACATCTGTTGACCCCGGCAATCCGCTCTACGTTGCTTGGACGACTCCAAATAACGTAACCTCTGGTGTCAACTTCGCGGATTTTGTTGCACCGCTGACTACAAACATTTCCCAATATCTAATCGCGAGCAATTTTGGATTCGCTATCCCCACCAACGCTACGATTGTCGGAGTTACGGCTGATTTAGAGATTAAGGCGACAGCGCCAGCGGGCGGAGCGTCAATCAATTGTCAGGGGTACATTAAGATTGGGAGTTCCGCTTACATTCTCGGTAACATCCCCAATGCGTCTTTTGGCACTACGCCATCCAGCTTTTCCCTGGGAAGCGCCACATCTCTTCCTGGCGGTGGATTCACGCCAGCGGCAGTCAATGCTTCCAGCTTCGGATTCCAATTACAAGCGGCTGCGGGGAAACGGACAGTGTCGGTACGCAATGTCACTATTAGAGTCTTTTACTCTGAGCCCGTTGATGTAACGGTGCAGGATGTAAAGAACACGATTTCCGATCTTGTCAGTGAGAACTCCTTCCCCGATCAGTCTAATAAGATTCGTGGAATGATCTCTCACGCGGATGCGCTCTACATTGGAAGTGAGCGGCAAGTCTTCCCTCTCTACGGTGAATCCTACGACGACTTTGCAATCTCTCAGGTGACGGCGTTCTCTGTCGGTTTCGCTGGACGTTTCTGTGGCGAAAGTACGATGCATGGGCTGCCATTTATTTCTCACGACAAGAAGGCACTTCTCTACCCTTCTAACGCCACGCCCCAGACCAACGCCACCGCCGCTCTCCTTGAGATCGGTCTGCCCATTCGCAATCGGCTCTCAAAGATTGCCAGCGGAGTCATGCTTGATGAGGTGGTGACGAAGCATTACTTCTACGATAAGCGCGACTGGTGGTTGGTGGGATTCCGTAACGGAGAGACAGGCATATTCGAAACGTGGGTTTATGACTTTAATTTGCGAGGATGGTTTCAACTTCAACGTGGATTCTCTTCGCTCGCGGTGTTTGAGCTTGACACTGGGATTTTAATCCTCGTTGGCGGCTCTGACGACGGGAATGTCTACGTGATCGATGACATCTCAGGAACCTTTACCTCTTCAGCAGATCTTCCCGTTGCAACGTGGCGGCCTGCACTCGTAGATTTCGGTGACCCCGATTCAATGCACATCGCGCAGTACATTGAACTTGAATTCTCGAACTCTCTCATGCCTGACGATATCACCGTTAATTTCTGGCTTGATCCTCCAGATGCGGACAATCCGGGAACTGGCACAGAGATTAACTTACAGCGAATCAAAGGAGCCAATCGTTATCGCGGCTGGTTTAATAAAGGCGGCTCACTCTGTCACCGCCTTCTCATCGAAGTCACTGCCAACGCGTCACAAAATGCCGGCGCGATTCGCGGCGCGAAGCTTGTCGCGCAGAAGGTCAAAGGATTGATTGGGAACCCGGAGGGATTAACTAGTGGCAATTAGCGCCGTCCGCCCCCGATCGCTCCCGACAATCTCCAAGCCTGAAGATCTCGTCTCTTTCTTTGCGAAGTGGAAGAGTGCGCTGACGAAGAACGTTCGCGTCGCCCGTCCCGCGCCGCCACCATTCAATTTCACGGTAGTCCCTGGGGCCTCTTCCCACGTCATCACCTGGGCCAAGGTTCAGCCTGACGCGAGTAAGCAGAAGGCCGATGGGTACGAGATCCTCAAGTCCCTCTCTGGCGACTTTGTCTCCGACGTTCAAACTATTCCCATTCGCGATATTAACCAAACGTCTTACACCGATCCAGTAGGGGCCAGCGTTCAAGCCCACTACCGCATCCACACGACATCGGGGACGGACTCCCAGCCACATTCGGTCAAGGGTACGTCCTCGGGCGTAGTGAAGGCGACGACGGGGAGTGGCGTGACAGGAAAGGATATTGTGACGAACGATCAGACAAGGGCGTTGACACGCTTTGGCCGTTATAAGGAGACGTTGTGAGCAGCTTCTCAAAGATGACCTTCCGCCCTGTCGATGAACAGGATATTGAGCAGCTTGATAAATGGCGTTGGTGCTATCTCCCCGCTGACCTTGAAGTCGTACATGGTTGGAGAGCGCCAGGAGTTGAGACTGTGGTATCGGATAAGGGCGAGGAACTGATTGGTTCCTTGACAGGGAAGGTCGCAGTCGTTGCGGTCATTGATCCCTTCATCCATAATCCCGAAGCGAAAGGGCCTGACATCTACGCAGCAGTCGTGGGCATGGAACGGATCCTCGCTTACGAGGGCGCGGCGGCTGGGGCGTTGGAGGCTTACATTGCCGTTCCCAAGCAACTCACCGACTATATTGAAATTGTCAAACGCTCAGGATACGAAGTCACATGTCAGGAATGTGTAATACTTCGTCGGCCCCTAGTCCCCGAAACCCATCGCCGCTTAGGCCCCGAGCGCGATAAAGTTCTTGCTGACGTCCAAGAGGCTCCGCCTCAAACCCTCACAGAGAGAGCGTCCCCTGTTGCTTAGGATCGGGCTTACTCTTTTGTGATTTCTTCCAAGCTGATCTTACGGTCAACGCTTGGTATGTACTTAGGAGTTGCCAGTCCCACTTTTTTGTCTCACAGAAACTTTTGATAAAGTCGAATTGTTCTAACGAGGGAAAGTCAAAGCCGAATAGCGCAAATCTAACTCTTGCTTTCATCATATTGTGCTCTTTCTTATTGCATGTGATAGATCACTACATCCTTTGTTCGGCAAAATTCCTTAAACCTTTCATATTCCCCGGCCCAGTTCCGCCCGATGCCGATATAAATGAGAATGATTTCGCCCCGCAGCTTGGAAATGAATTGATCGAACAGTTTTTTCTCGAAGGGGTGATACATGAAGATAACTTTAGGGCCTTCGGGAAAAGTGAAGTCCATTGCATCCGACACAATCACGAGTGACCGCTTCACCAGAGACTTTGCCACGGCAGCTAGTTGTTCCGAATATTCCACCCCGATGATTGCTTTGAATGGATATCTCTCAGCACGAAGCAAGACCCGCCCCTTGCCGCAGCCGATGTCGATAAATGACCATTGCGAATGGTCAATGCCCAGAACTTCAAGCGAGTAGTTCACTAGGATTGGTTCACAGCCTGCGTATTTCACTCCGTACTTGAAGTTAGGACTGGAAGGATTGGTCAGGATAAGTGTGCCATCGCAGCCATCTCCTACTTTGGGGGCGCGGAAATTCGGCAATCCGCGAGTTGGTATTTCCGATATACGGATTAGGATGCGCTTCAGTAGGTGAATCATCTAGCTTTCCGGGCCTTTCTTAGAACTAAAAATATCAAGCCGAGGATAAACACAAGGAACATGACTTTTTGCACGATCATCTAGCGACTCCAAAGGATGCGTTAGGAATTTTGAGACAAAGGGGGAGAATGCCTTGAAAGGGTATAGGAGACCAAATTTATGGTAAATAGCCCTAGAGTGCCATTGACTAAAGCCTCCCTTCTTTCTGTGAGGGGTTGGTGCGGAGCACCTTTAGCGTCTGTTAAAATTAGAACGTACAGGACTCCGTAGGCTACTCCTCCGCCTCCTGAAAAGGATAAGCCTACATGAGAGTTGAAACTCACCGCGAGAAAATTGAACGTTATCTGCGTGAAGGGCGAACCGTCTCAGGCGGGAAAAAGGGACGAGAGACTGTAGAAGATGCTGCCAAGAAGTCAGGCAAACTCGCCGACACCGCAACCCAGTGGGCTACAGAGAATCGTAACGATACCCAACCATTCAATAAAAGCTTAATCCCCGACGCTGGTGGAGGACTCTCTCCTTACGTTAAAGCGCAGTTAGACAAGCAGAAATCCGACATTGCCAAGACCTACGGTGACATTGCCTCGACGGGCATGAAAGCCGCTACAGCGCGTGGCTTTGGCTCCGCTCCTTCCGGCAACGTCGCATCCATCTATAACACCGCTGGGCGTAACGCTGGCGAAGCTGAGCGTGATGCTTATGCTGACGCGCAGAATCGTACCCTTCAGGCTGGAATTACAGGATCGCAATTACTCGACCCGAATAAGCCATTGCAAGAGGCGTCAAACGCAACAGGCCAAGAGGGCCAACTTGGTGTCGAGCGCGGAAAAATGGGCTCGGGCTTTAGTGACGTTGTTAATGGAATTGGTGGAGTCGTTGGACTTGGTAAGTCTTTCTTGGGGCTCCCCGGCGCAATTAGTAGCGCTAGGAACGGTATTAAATCACTCTAATGGCGACGACAAAGAAGCAACCCAATGGCGTTGAGGTTCCTATTGATGGCCCCGTAATGATGCCATCTACGACGAGCGTTCCTGACCCAGGAGCGCCGCCAGTCGTTCCCCCAATCCCTACCGACCCTACTCAAAACGGTGTCCCTAGCATCGTCGCGAGCGCAATTAAAGATGCAACTGCGCCTTCGCAGACTCCGTCTCTCGCCCCTCAAGGGCCGTCAAATCCAATCCTCAAACTCTTCTCCCGCGCCGCAGGACAAAGCGCGGACACTCCTGAGCCAGGACAACTCTACAAAGGCCCGACGACAGGTGATGAGAAGAGAGCAAACCTTGGAAAATATCTAACCGGCCTCCAAGGATCTCTCGCAGAAGCCGCCGCTCCCTTTGGTACTCCTGAGCAAAAAAGCTATGCAATGCAGTTGCCCGAGAAGCAGCGCGAACTCGAAGCGACGAATGAATTAAAGCGAGCGACCCTTGGCGTGACGAACGCTTACCATCAGGGGCAGCTTGCGAACACTTCCGAAAAGAATGATATCCAACGCCAAAATGCTCAAGCTGCTTGGCGAATGAAAGGTTATACGACCGATGAAAATGGGGCTCCTCGTCCCATGAATGAGGATGAAATCCTTGCTGATCCTATCCTCTCCCGTAATCGTGATATTGCCAGCGCGGCAATGAATTACAAGAACGCCCAAGCGCAACTTGCCAAAGCGAAGTATGACGCGCTGACGAGTCCACAGTCTGAAACTCAAAAAAGGGCAATTGAGGCATTAGAGATTAAGCGAACGCAGGCCGAAGGCTACCTCGCAATGGCTCAGCGCCGCTTACAGCTATCTGAGGCGCGAACCTCCCTCGCTGGCTACAACTCCATGATGAATACAGGCATGAATGGCCTGACTGGAGAATTTCTCGAAGACGCACAAAATCGTGGCGCGGCCCCCACTACCTTTGCTGACAACAACGGTCAACCCGTCCCTTACAAAATGCAATCTGCCTTCATCCCAACTTCCTCCATGCGTACACAACAACAAATGGCTCAGACGATCGAGCCCATGGTGCCGAAGATTAAGAATGAAGTCACTGCACTCGCGCAGAAGATCGGCCCTGTTGCAGGACGTTGGAATGATTATTGGGTCAATAAAGGCGGAACAGAAGATCCCGACTACGCAGCTCTCGACACCGACCTCTCACTCTACGCAACCGCCCTCGGCAAAGCTCACTTCGGAGCAAAAATCCCCGAAGGCTTTGTCAATGAAATGATGAGCCAATTCGGCCAAGCGCAATCTCCCGAGAACTTGCTAGAACGCCTTGACCACGCGAACGATTGGATCGCCGGTTACGCTGCGTTCCATGCGAAACAGACTGCCCCGCATGGTGGCGGCTCTATCCCCTCCTTCTCCGACTGGAAGAAACAGCACGGAGGCGGAAATGCCCATTGACCCTAAGCAACTCCTAAAGGATCAATCGTTCCTCAGTGCATCCCCTGATGAACAATCGCAATATGTGTCTTCATTCGATCCCGACTTCGCTAAGGCGAGCAGGGAAGATCAAGCAGCTTATCTTTCTCATGTAACGGGGAAGCCTACGTCCTTTGGCATCTCCGCAGGCAACGGTGCTCCCCCCATGCCGAAGGCTCCTTATCAGAAGATGCAGATGGAGGAGGACACGGGGCCGACGACTGTAAAGGAAGCCATCGATCAAACGCTCGCCAAAAATCCTGCCAATTTCACCGGCAAACGCGCTCTCGATCTCGCGACGAATCCAATCGTTGATCCTGAGGTCTACAAAACGTTGGGACGTGGAGCTGTATCGACAGGCGAAATGATTGGCGGAATGCCATCCGCAATTTATCACGCCTTTAAGGATAAGGCGACGCCGGAGGAGATGCAGAAATCCCCCAGTGTTTACGGCGGCAACTCATTCCGCAAAGGCCTTCGTCGGCTCTCCGGCGTTGACGCCATGGATGTAGCTGAAGCAGCTTATCGTGACAAAAATTCTGGTGCATTTGGAAACATCGATTCAGTCCCTAAAGTAACTCCTGAGTCTGCTCTTGAAGTAGCTCCTGAAGCTATAGGGCAGGGAGCAGGAACGGTTATTGCCGGGAAGCTAACAGACATCGGAATGAATATTCCCAAAGTCGTAGCTGATGCTACGGCCCCTGCTCGCAACGCGCTCGCCCAGAAGATTGTTTCTCCAATGACATTTGAAAATGTTGGTGAGACTGCTGCGGACGTTCGTACAGGCACAGACCCAGCGCGAGGGATCGTAGATGAAGGATTGGTAGGGACAAAGAAAGGCTTAGCAGGAGCACCTAATAAGCCAGGAAAAATCGACGCGAGGCTCGGTGAACTAAAGTCCTCCGCTGACAACATTCTCCAGAATCATCCAAATTCTCGGCAGCTTATCGATGCGGAACCGATTATTGATAGCGCAATTGATAAAGCGATAGGAGAAACGCAAAAGATCGCAGGGAGTACTTCACGCTTAGAAGAACTCCGTACTGCGTTAAAGACCAAGTATGGCAAGACCCAAGGAACTCCCTATGAGATCAATAATCTCAAGACAGATATTCAAAAAGCTGCTTCCGACCTCGGTGCTTACAAGAACACGCAACCGATCGAGGCAAGCATCGCTCGTGCGATGGGAGACACGGCGAATCGGTTGAAGAATGCCGTTAACGAGAAGGTTCCAGAAGCCGCCGACCTCAATCAGCGCATGTCTGATTTGATCGATGCGAAAGCTGGAATCACGCGGAAGGTCAATGCCGCGAAGGGTGAGGATTTATTTGGCGGGCATACAGGGATCACTGGAAAGGTTGCTCAACGTGTCCTCGGGAATGCACCTGTTCGCACCGGGATAGCCCGAGTGTTGAACGCAGGAAACGTAAAGGGCGTTCCGTCTTCTCAGAACTACATTCCGCCACAGATTAGAGGTCTATTGCCATCTGCTCCGATCGAACTCGGTTCCGAAATGGAACCCATCGGGGAACCTTCTCAAACGGGAAGACCGCCCATCCCTGGGGAAGCCGAAAATGTTACCCGAGCAGAACGCAAAGGATTACTTCTGCCTGAACGTGCAGGCATGTCACGACCGATCCAAATGGGGTCGGAGATGGAGCCCATTGGCCAACCTAGCACACCGCAATCCGAACTCCCATATCGCCCGTCTCTCCAACAGCCTCCCGCTTTCGTAGCGCCAGGGCAGATTAAGCCCGCTGGGCCTCCGCAGGATTTGCTATTCCCAAATGAGAGCCCAGGGGATTTTCCGGCTGGAAAATTTCCTCCTCAAGGTGACTTATTCCAAACGCCCGTTACGCCTGATATTGTGCAACGCGCATTGACGCCTGAGAGTGACGTTGACCTCGCGACTCGTCGAGCGCCGGGAAATAACAATAGCGTTGCGTTGGATGCCGAGGTTAGGAATCTGCAACACAAGTATGAAAACGCAGCAACCACAGGCGAGAAGATGAAAACGCTTGAAAAGCTACGGGATGCCCAGGATCGCCAACTTGCAGCGCAGGGAATTAAAACTCCGAAAGCGAAGACATCAAGCGCCGAACAAGCAGAGAACTTCAAGACTCGCAATAAACCTCGTGTCGAGAACCATACGATGACGAAGCAAGGCGCGGAACTTGACAATGCAATGTTACAGAAAGTGAAGACGGAAAATCCTAACCTACCGCTTGGCGAACAGTTACAGAAAGCTGCCAAATTAGCGAAGCAGGCTCGGGGAGGTGCAGGTGGAGACTAAAGAACATCCCCTCGCAGAGCATCACCGATCAGGCGGCTCGACTACTGACCCTCGTACCGGCGAGTCCATGAATGGCCGCAATGAATGGGCTACCTCCGCTATGCCTGAGAGCGAGTACATCTCCCATCAAGCTCCCTCTCCTGAAGATTACGACGCCTTCGTCGCGCAGCATCAAGACATCTTTAATCGGCATAGCAATGCAGCCGTGGGGACACACTTCGATCCCCAGACTGGCCTGCACCATCTCAACGTTGTCGCCGTAACGCCGTCTAAGAAAGCCGCAACCGAACACGCAGCCAGCTTGGGTGAAAAGACCATCTATCATCTCGGTCGCGCTGAGCATTCCATCGTTGGCGACGAGCAACGCCCCGACTTTGTCCCTTCAACCTTTGACGAGCGCTTCGAGTCTGTTCGCAACGCTACCCCCCTTCGCGCCCCGTTTCAAGGTACCCATTACTCCGACGCGAAGCTTGACGTAATCGACGGCTCACGTCGCGGAGCTTCCGGCGTCGGCTCCGAGGCCCAACGCCTTAGGCTCGACCCCCAAGCCCCCGCAGGATTTCATGTCTACAAAGACGGTTCCCTCCCTGATGCGGAGATGGCTGGGAAAAAATTCGCCCATCGTGTCTCCGGTAACTATTCCTTTGCGACAACGGACTCCGACGAATTCAAGGGCTCCTATGTCACAGCTTTTACCGAGGCGCTGGCTCAAGGCAAGGACAAGCAAACGGCACACGGAATTGCTCTAAATACCGCTGAAAATGAAGTTCGTGATTCAGGTTTCGACGGCTACTACAACGCTCGCTACCCACATTCCCGCTTCATCTTCGGCTCTAAAGGGGTAGCAAATGGGTGAAACAGTAAGCACGAGAGTAGCGCGGATTGAGGAGAATTTGAAGGCCTATCATGACGAAGTTACGCGCCTGCTAAATGACGAAATCAAGCCGATTAAGGAAACCCAGAAGAGGCATACGGAGCAAATTACATTTTGGCGGGGAGGGTTGGCTCTGCTTGGAATCGCATGGGCCGGATTGCTGGCCTACCTCGGAGGTCACAAGCATTAGGGCGTATATAATTAGGTAATAACTAGGAGATAAACATGGCCGCGTTTGCCCCAAATCCGAATATCCGTTCCGCAGATCGCGGCGGCTTGAACACCATTGCGTCTGCCGTTACTTCGACGACTGGTTATGCCTTTGCGGCGAATGCTTTGCCAGCAAACTCCATCGCCTATGCTCGCGTTCCGAGCCATATCGGACAAGATAGCCCTAGCGCCTATTTTCAGGTTGACGTCTCAGCAGGAACGGCTTCAGGCAATTTCCTTGCGTCCAACGATCTAAATAAATGGTACTCCATTGGCACCTGGGATCAATCGAATGGTGCCTATTCGCTTCCTCTTTTAGCGGGCTACCGTTACGTTTCCGCCTCTATTGATGCCGTCTCTGGAGGCGCATCGGTAACAATTTCAGCGGTTCTCTAAGGACTAATACATGACGAAAAAAATACTTTTCTTAATCTTAGTCTTAACGGGAATTGCGTCAGCGCAGTACAACAGCGTACTCAATATCCAGGTGCGTTCCGGCTCGGCAATTCCCGGCTCGTGCGCTCCTGACGGCAGTTTCTTCTTCAAGTCGACCACGACAAAAGATTGGTACAAGTGTATCGCCGGTAGTTGGGTGGCTTTTGGTTCCGTTAGCGGAACGGTTACGAGCGTTGGATTAAGCGCGACAGGAAGCACTTGGTACACGATTACAGGATCCCCCGTAACCAGCGCTGGAACCCTGGCGCTTGGCCTAACTAGCGGGCTAACTGGGAATCAGGTAATCGCGACACCGGATGGGACGACTGGAACCGTCAGTCTTCGTGCCTTGGCGGCTGGCGACATTCCCAACCTTTCCGCAGCGAAGATCACCTCTGGCACCTTCACTCTCGCTGGAGCACTCTTTGCCAACAATGGCACCACGACCACGCTTTTACACGGTAACGGCGCTGGCAATCCAGCTTTCGGCCAAGTTGTAAACGGCGACATCGCTAATAACACAATCGATCTTACTGCAAAGGTTACAGGGATCCTTAATAGCGCCAATGGCGGCACGGCCTCAGGCTTCTTCACCGTCGCTGGCCCTGCTTCAACTGTTAAGACCTTCACATTTCCTAACGCTTCCGCCAATGTTCTTACAGACAACGCGGCAGTCACGGCGGCTCAGGGCGGCTCCGGCGTCGCCAGCCCCACAGCCCACGGAGTCCTTCTCGCAGAGGGCGCTTCCGCTTTCACTCCTCTCGTCTGCGGAGCGGACACTGTCCTTCATGGACTCGCCGCCGCCGATCCTAATTGCGCGGCCCTTACCAATGCTACAGGCGGCGCAGCAGCAGTTACCTACGATACGTCAGCCCATACATTCGGAGCCTTGACGAACATTCTCACAGGTTCCTTAACTTCCACTCGCGTCCCCTTCTCCTCGGGCGCGAATGCTCTCACCGATTCCGCGAACCTCGTCTACGCTGCCGCCTCTGGCTTTACCCAGATTCAAGGCGCTAACGCCGCTGACGCTTTCACTATGAAGCGTGCGACGGATACGACGCCTACGGGGAACTTTCTCCGCTTCCGCAATGCAGCAGCATCTACCGATCTTTTCACAGTTGACGTAGCGGGCAACGTAACCGCAGCTTCCTATTCTGCCACAAACGCCAGCGGAAACGCTGGAATGCTTTCCTTGATTCAGGGAACGGCTCCTTCCAACGTTGCCAACGCCGTCAATCTCCTCGCGCCGGCTTCCGTTACAACGTATGCTTTAACATATCCCAGCGTCATCGCTGCGGGGATATGGCGTACAAACTCTTCCGGCGTTTATTCAATCGCTGAACTCTCTGGCGATGCGACAACCTCAACCTCAAATGCTGTCACTGTCGTAAAGGTCAATGGCGTGTCTTACGCCGCCAGCCCCTCAACGACGACGATCCCCGAGATCACTGCTTCAAACACTGCCACCTATCGTGCTATTGGCGACTGCGGCGACTCTACTCACGCCCTTTCGCATACGGCAGTGAGTGGATGGGCTTGCCAAGCGATTACGGGTTCCGCAGCGGCAGGCGGATCGAACACGCAGGTTCAATTTAACTCGGCTACCGCACTCGCAGGCTCGGCCAACTTAACTTGGGTCTCTCCGACCCTAACAGTTGGACTTGGTGGCTCTGCGACTGGCATTGTAGCCTTCGGCGGCGCGACTTCAGGTACGACCTCGGTTACTGGCCCTGCGACGGGATCAGGAACGAATACTCTCCAAGCCGTTACCGACACCTTTGTCTACCGCGCTTCAACGGATACGCTAACGAATAAGACCTACGATTCTCAAGGTACTGGGAACGTATTCAAGATCAACGGGACAACCGTTACGACGCTTGTACCTTTAAGTGTAGGTGGAACCAACGCAAATATCACCGCCTCGAACGGTGGCATTGTCTATTCAACGGCCTCTGCACTCGCAGTCCTTTCCGCCGGCACCGCTGGCCAAATGGTGCGTTCGGGCGGCGCAGGGGCTCCGACCTTTATCGACTTTCCCTCCACCTTCTATATTCCTTTCGCTTCTTGCGTCAACGGAACAGCCGCTTCGGGCCTAAGCAGCGCTTCCACTCCAGCCGCTCTTTGCCGTGCTGGGACGAATAACAAGGACGCCTTGCTCTCCCCTTGGGGAGCGTCAGATGTTGGCTACTTCAAAATTCATCTTCCAAACGATTGGGATTCCGGGGCATCCCTCGATCTCTCCATCGACCTAACCTCAACCGACGCTACCAACGGTCACACAATCATCATGCAAGCGGCGACGGTTTGCGCGAAGGGCGACGGATCGACTACAGATGACGTAGCTTTCAACACGGCCCAATCGCTCGGGACTATCACGCTCAACGGTAACGCTAATCGTACATGGAACGCAACGTTAACGGGACTCACCAAGACAGGATGCATCGCAGGTTCGACCCTTTGGGTCAAGTTAAGCCGTACGAGCGACACGGCAACCAACGTCGGTGTCTACGGCGCGACTCTTGATGTTCCCAGACTCCTAACTGTACAGGCGAACTAATGAGGAAGATATTCGCATTTCTTTTAGCTTTCGCACTCACCGCGCCAGCGCAATACGTTCCCACGAATACGCTCGCGGGGCGACAGATAGCATCCGCCGGGGGCGGAACGACTGTCACCTTCGATGCCGCTACTCACTTCGAATGCGACGGTTCAGGACAAGGGCCTCAGTGTACGACAAACACCGTTGCATCTTTCACTCACGTTACTACGACAAATGCTAATCGTGGGATGGTGGTGAATGTATGTGTAGGAGCGACGACTGGCTTAACTGCTCCCCTTGTCTCCACGGTTACTTACAATAGCGTTTCCCTCTCGCAGACTGTACATAAAGCAGTCGGAGCACCGCAATACTATTGCGACCTCTGGCAGCTTCCGAACGGAACACAACCTGCGACTGGATCGAACACGGTCGTCGTTACCCTTGCGGGCGCACTTCCATCAATTTTCTCTTCCGTTCTCGTAACCGCGATCACCGCGTACAACGTTAACCAGACGACAGCCTTGAGTGTGACAGGATCGAATAACGGCGTTGGGACTTCAACGACCTTAACCCTTGGTGCCTCAGGCGCGAATGATCTCGTCTTCGCTGAGTCTTGTAATGGAGATTCAATTGGCACCAGTGGTAACACATCGATTCACGTCACTAACTACAGCACACATAACGGTTGCGGAACCCACGCGGCCTCACGCGCAGCGGGAAATACGACAAGCATTTCTTGGACTGGGGATTCAAACGATAACTGGGTCGTTGTGGCGGGGGCGTTCAAAAATTGAAGATTCTTAAACTCATCGCTCTGGTATTCCTATTCGGTTGCGCTTCGGCCTTCGCATCAACCGTTACCGCTCCCACGTGTTCCCAAGCAGACATGACTACCGCAGTCAGCACGGCAGTAAGCGGGGACACGGTAAACATCGATGCGGCGCACCGCCCCTGCACGGTTGCCTATTCCGCAAAGATCGCTGTCGCGGCTTCCAAAGCAATCACCATTGATGGCGGCGGCAACACTACTCTTTCTCTCTGGGGCTTTCAACTTAACAGCCCGCCAAGCTCCTCTGCAATCCAGCGGATGACTGGATTCATCGTCACGAATTGCAATCCCGCAGGAACGGCCAACCAATACCCCGTTACGGGAGATGGCTCCCCAGGTCAGGGATACATCCGCATTGACCACAACACATTTACCACGACTACGTCGAATAACACATGTGTCACGGTCTCCGGCAATGGCCCAGTTGAGATCGACCACAATACATTTAATACCACCCAAGCGAACGGCCCTAACGAGCTAATTCACGTCACGGGCTACGGTACGAACAACACGACAGGCTGGACTACCAACCTCGTCACTGATGGTTCTCAGAACGATACAACCGTTGTCGAAGACAATACCTTTTCTCTCGACCTAAGCGGTCAGCCATTCTTCTTCGGAGCCTCCGCCCTCCAGTCTTACAATGGGGCCCGCACAATTTTCCGCCACAATCTGCTTATCAACATGCAGATTGACCAACACGGGACTCCTGGTCTCGCAAATGTCGGCGCTCGCTTCTTCGACATCAATAACAATGAATTCCGTCAGGTTGCCTCCTCTGGTGGCCCAACACCGCAGCAATGCTGCTATATCGAGATTCGTGCGGGATCGGGGTTCATTCACGACAACACGCATTCTGGTACAAACGCTACCTCTAACGTTGGCATAGATATGTTCGAGGAAGACACTGGTACATGGCCGCGTGCATATCAGGCTGGGAGTGGGTGGAATGGACAAACGGATGGACATTCTACCTGTGCCTCTGGCACTCGCAACACAGCTCCAATCTATATTTGGAACAATGACGCGGCGATTGCGATTAAAGGTGACGGTGGAGAGAACCCTGGCGTAGACATCAACCGTGATTATTTTGTCTCAGGCTCTCAACCATCCTCAATGTTTGGTGTCTGGACGAGCACTGATACCTGTTCGTCTACCCATACCTACACGGCAATGGTTTATCCAAATCCGGTACAAACTGGCGGCGGGCCGATTACTCCAATTATCTCCTCGATCAATCCTGTTCTTGGCCCCGTTGGTACGTCTGTAACGATTACTGGAAGTAACTTTGGAGCTTCTCAGGCTGCCGGATCAAGCACTATTACAGTGAATGGGACTAACGTTACATCTATTGCCAGTTGGTCTGATACATCGATTACCTTTACCGTCCCCGTCGGAGCTACTACAGGCAACGTTGTTATTACGGTTAGCTCTCTTGTTTCGCTAGGCACAAATTTCACCGTCACCACCAACGGTATCCCTTCGACTCGACAAATCGATTGGACACACGTAGGTATCCCCGGAGGTATCCCCTCTGCTGCATGGCCCATCTGCGCGACACTCTCACCGATCGGTGGGGGAGCAGATGACTCAACAGCAATTCAAACTGCGATCAATAACTGCGCGGCGGGATCAGTCGTAAAGTTGAACGCTGGCACCTTTACCATCCATCGCACTGGCGGAACCCCCACAGTCTGCCCTGGAAAGTCAGATGACTTCGGCGGCGGCGTTTATGAAGCCGGTCTCTGCCTTACGGATAAGTCCGTAGTCCTTCGCGGCGCAGGTGCGAATCAGACGACCATTAACTATGGTGACGGCGCAAACATCATTTCAATGGGTACAACGTACCTGAATGGTACGAACGCGGTTTACATCAACGTCACGGCGGGCGCGAGCCAGGGATCAACATCGATCACTCTCGCTAGTGTGGCAGGCCTTGCGATCGGCAATTATCTCGGTATCACCGAGACGAATCCTATTGACTCCGATGGCAATCCTCTCGTTCAGACTCAAGGTAACTCTTCGAACTGTACCTTCTGCGGCCACAACCAGCCGACGAAGGTCATGATTCAGGTTGATCGCATCACTAACATCGCCGGCAGCGTTGTGACCCTCGAACGTCCGCTCTACATCGACTACACAAACGCGCCGCAGGTTTACAAGATCCCGATGATTGAGAATGTTGGACTTGAGAACCTAAAGCTTGCCAGCACGGTTTCCTCTGGCACCGGGATCGTATTCAAGAACATCAACCTCGAAGCTTGCGCCCATTGCTGGGTTCACAACGTTGAATCTGACCTCGCCGTAGACCGTGCGAATATCTACATGTCAGACGTTTACGGTTCTGAAATTTCAAACAACTATCTCTTCGACGGCTACTCACATCTCTCCGGCGAGACCTATGCTATCTACGGGGAATTCCGTCTCTCTGAGAACCTCGTAGTCAACAACATCATCCGTAAGGCTCGTCACTCAACGATCCTTATCGGTGGCTCTGGCAACGTCTTCGCGTACAACTACATGTTTGACTCTTACCAACAGTTGACGCAGAACTCGCTGCCAGAGAAGAACACTCACGGCGCACATCCTTACATGAATTTGTGGGAAGGAAACTACACGCCGAATATCAACTTCGACTTCGTTGCGGGCTCTGCCTCGCACAATACAGTCTTCCGTAACTACGTTCCCCTGCTCTCTACGAATCCGAGCACAGGAACGCCGATGACTGGTGGGCTCTACGCACTGACGCTCGCTTATTACAATAACTACTTCAACGTCTACGGAAACGTTTTTGGGCCAAATACCGGGACATGTACCGCTACGAATTACGAACGAAATGCTGACCAAGCTGATTCTGCGACAATTTACAAGTTAGGTTACTTCGACGATGGCGGTACAGCATCTCCCAATCTAACGCTCTCAGCTAAGGTAGGCGCGACGATCCTTCGCGGCGGCAACTGGGATTGCAACTCGGCATCGGTCATCTGGAACAATAACGTTCCCTCAGGGAGCATCGTCACTACCTATGCCCCCTCGCAGACGCTTCCGAATTCTCTATATCTAACAACGACTCCAAACTTCTTTACGGTGACGGGTGTGCCGTTTCCCCCGATCGCTCCGAATGCCGGAACCCGCGTGAATGCCCTTCCCGCACAGATCTGCTATGCGTCAGGGCCGGGATCTGGAGGAGCCTATGATCCAGCGACTTGCTATGGCGAACAGGCACCGGGAGTGCCAATCGCACAGCTTACCGCGAACGTTCTAACCTTTGGCCCACAGCGGACGCAGACAACGAGCGTCTCGCAGCCGATTACGCTCACCAATACGGGAAGTTTCGTTTTATCAATCTCATCAATTGTTCTTGGTGGTACGAATCCATCTGATTTCTTTCAGTCGAATACCTGCCCCATTGCGGGTAACCTTGGGATTTCGTCGTCATGCGTCATTACTGTGACGTTTACTCCGACGGCCATTGGTTCTCGCACAGCAACTATTACATTAACCGATTCTGCTTCGGACTCACCGCAGACGATTACTTTGAATGGCACCGGCATCTCGCCAAATTTCTCTTCTCAGATAAACGCGGCGGCAAAACCAAAGGGAGCATACGTAATTAAATGACCCGTAAACTCTTATTTCTCGTCATCTTCTTCTTCCCTTTTGCCCTAACCGCGCAGACGTTCAATCCTCTCGCCCATAACGGCTCGGGATGTACTGGCCCAGGTGCGTCCACCGTAGGCTGCAATGCTGCAACCACAGCGTTAACGACTGATCCTGCCCATACGAATGCGATTACGCAGACGCCTGTTCCTGCGCCTGCAAATTACAGTCTCTTGCCGCATAAGAACCGTTTGTATCCCGGCGCAACGACACGAATTCTTGCCCACTACCAACCGTGGTTCTGTAACTCTTCCTCGCCGTGTAACTCGCACCTTAACATTGGCATGGACGAGTCAAATGCTTCACAGGTAGCGGCGCAGTTGGCGGCGATGAAGGCATCTGGGATTGATGCAGTCGACATTGACTACTACGGAGATGACGCATCGAAGGCATTCAATCTTAGTGTCACGAATGCAGTCAATACAGCAATCGCGGGAAATCCCGCTGGCTATCCAAAGTTGATGCTCACGCTGGATCAGGGAGCGATTCAACCCTTTTGCCCAAATGGCGCAGGAATCAATGATGCCCAAATGGAAGCATGTATCGAGAATCGCCTTGATTACATGGCATCTCATTACCTCTACCAGTCCTACTATGAGACCTTCGGCGGAAAGCCCGTCGTCCCTTTCTTCATCGATACTACAAACTGGCCCTCGGTCGTCTGGAACAACGTTTGGCCTCATGTCCACGCCCACGTTGCCTTAGGACAATCTTGCGGCGGGGGCTGTACGTACACCGCACAGGTTCTAATTCTTAGCCGCAACTCAGGCGCGTTCACACAAACTGGACTTGACGGATCATTCGCGTGGTCTCAAGCTTCTACATTCGACAATCTTCCGGCAGGCAGCCAATTGAATTGGAACGGCCTAGCGGGTTACTATGACAATTTCTACTCCGTCGCTCGGGCTAATCCCTCTAAACTTGCAATCGGCTTCATTGGGAAAGGGTTTGACGACTCTAATGCTTCATTCGGAACTAATAAGGTAACCTCGCAACAGTGCGGACAGGTTATGGATTTAACCGCTGCGAAAATCGGCGCGGCGGGATACTCTTCTTCTAGTCAGATCCCCTACGTCCAAGTTCAATGGAACGATTATGAAGAGGGGACGGAAATTGAGACTGGTATTGACCCTTGTTACACAATCAACGGAACTATCATCGGGACTACTCTCTCCTGGGTTCTTACCCCCACCGATGCGACCTATGCTTCTCTCTCAACACTCGATCACATGGAAGTGCTTTACGGCGCAGACGGCACGTCAATGCAAGTCGGCGTCACTGGCATCCCTGTCGCCCTTACGGGCTCCGTAGATATCAGCTTCCTCCCATCATCCAGCACATTCCGTGTACGGGCGGTAGGTAAGCCAGCAATCATTAACCCAACTTCTGTGACCATGGCGGAACCCGTTGTCATAGGAACAGGCACCGTCGCTGTTACTGGCACCCTCCAATCCGGCTCAACTTCCGGCGTCAAGGGAAACTCCTTTGTCCGTTTCCGGCTACGCAACTTTGCCGGCTTCGTTCCGCGTGTGAGTGGGGATGGGATTTTGGTACAGACACAATTTGATGTTAAGCCGACGGACACTGAAGGCAACTTCTCCACCAATCTCTATTCAAACGATGTCATCACGCCAAACAATTGCAATCCAAATAGCGCCACAGCCTGTACATGGTGGACGGTTGAATATTGGATCGATGGGAAGGCAACATCAAGTGGGAACTACTGCATCCCCAATACTCCAACGTTCGATCTCAATAGCGCGGTTCCTTGCACTACGCCGCCTTTGCCCCCTGCGCCATTTGATTTCTCACATATCATTACTCAGGCGTATCAGACGGTAGAGAACGGCGCGATTCCTCTTCCGAAACGATCGATAATCAATTTCGCCTCGGGTTGCTCTGACGACTCTGTTAATCAACGCACAAATTGTACATTCTCAGGCGGAGGCGGTGGGGGAGATGTGTTTCAGGCTCCAATTGGAGCACAGACAATTACCCAGCCAACTCTAACCAGCTTTAATACAAACGTTCACGAACAGACTCGATATGCAGATCAGTTCGCTTGGGTGCAATCGCCCTCTGGGACGATCTCTATCGGCGCAAACGTGGTGACTATTAATGCGGTACGCGGAGTTGCTGCTGCCAGCGTGACCCCATTCAAGCATTATCTGTGGGTCGCCGCAACCGGCACACCAGAACGGGTACTTATCACGGCAACCACTTGCACCGGACTCTCAAGTGGCACATGCACCGTAACCTTCACTGCGGCGGGAACACACGCTGCGGGCTTTACGCTCGGTACGGCAACTGCGGGAGTACAGGAAGCGTTCGTTGACGCTTACCCGACAGACTCTACGCATAACCCTATCCTTGGTGCTCACGTTCTCCTTAGCCCAACTAGCGATCTCACACAGATCGCAGTTTTCAACGCCCCATTAAATATGAACTGGGCGCACGGATCATCTTCACCCAACATTCTTGATGGGCAAGGCGCATCCATTCGTTGCAACACTTCTGGAATGGCCTGCGTGGAATATGGGGATAGTCTCTCGTCGGGAGTAAACAGTTTCCCACGACTGGGGGCCATTCGCAATGTAAACTTCGCTCCCCTTGCGGGCATTGGCCATACGGACAACGGCTCGACAGTTGTGATCCATGACCACGGACAGGAACTAACGATCGACCATGTTGGGTTTGCGTTTATTAACTCGACGGACGTTTTCGACTACCTGATAAAAGTTGACGATGATGAAAAGTTCACGTTACAGGACAGCACATTTAATAGCGGAAACGGGCCGCCACTTAGATGCACGACGGCGTGGTGCGGTGTTGGACTATTTGGTACGACGTTAAACAGTGGGGCAGTTGGGTACGCCATTCACAATGACATGTCGATGCAATGTCTCGGGAACGCCGTGGATTGGCAGTCTGGAAATACCTTTTCCATTCGAGACAGCGTTGTGCAAGCCTACAATCAATGGGGCATTAGGGCTTTAGGCGCATTCGACGTAAATACTGCTGCCGAACTTAACAACGTCTATCAAGAAGTAGGCTCCTGCACTAATCCCTTGGGGACTGGAACAGCAGGCATCATCTGTCAAGGCGGGCGCTGCGTTAAGACTGGCGGCGTCGGCCCCACGGGAAAATACCCAACTCTCACGGCCAGCTCCTCGGGATCAACTCAATTTTGGTATTACATTGTTCCAAAGTCTTCGACCCTCGGTACAGGGGCTCCGCTTCTACTTGGTAAATGTCTATCATCGGGGGCTGGAACGTGTACAGTCAAGTGGTATGCCATAGGTTCAACTGGAACGATTACCTATGACGTTATTCGCATTGTCGGCGACGGCTCTCAGTCGGGGCCGTATACTGCGAATTGCGGTGGAGGATCAGTTTCCGCCTGCGGATCGGTTGCACTGGCTCAAGCTCAAGGAACAGTCTGTTCTGGTGGAACCTGCACAATTACCGACGATATCACCGTCAACACTACCTCCTACACAGTAGCAGCGGCAGCTTACTTTCCCAAAATCGACCAATGGTCTACCGACGTTGTTCTCGGCCCGTCCTCTGACACAAACAACGTTCATAACGGAGGAACGGAATACATTACTGATTTCTGGGGTGGGTCTAATAATTCGGCAGCCTCTACCGCCGGAGCCAATGGCCCCACCGTTATTGCTCAAAGCTGTGCTACAGGAATGGCTACAGGCTCAGCAGTAATGAGCTGCCAAACTGGCGATCCCAGCCTAGCAGGAGCAGTGGGAACGTCATCCATCACACCAGAAATTCATTATAACGGCGCGGCGATTAATGCTAAAGGATTGTGGCTAGGAACACTAGGGAATGTGGGCTCACTCGCTGCCACCGACATCATAACCGTCCTCGACTCAAACTTTGCAAAGACTGCCGCCGGAGGAAGCCTTCGCCCTCTCGCTGACGCGGCTGATTCGGCAATCGGGCTTGACAACTCAAGCGTCCTTACTCCAGCGAATTCCTTCCTTGGCCTACGTGGAGCCGCTGGAATTGATTTTCAGATCAACCATCTCTTTGATGGCACGAATTGGGTAGAGCGGATAGCTGCCGCGCTCCATACCTTCAAGATTCCGATAACGACGAATTCGCAGATTACGTCAACGCTGGGCACTGGCACTGCACCATTCGTGGTCACCAGTACGACTCCGGTGGCCAATCTGACGACGGTTCCCACTACCTATAATCACAGCGGAACGCAACAAACTGGCGTGCATATCGTTATCGATACCTGCACTCTGGGAACGAGTTGCTCAGTAACCCTGACAGGTTCCGCAGTGTTCACTAATTCTTCCTCTTACTCCTGCACGGCCATCGACACCACGGCGGCGAATGCAGTGAAATTTGTGGCATCTTCCGGCTCTGCGTTTGCGTTGACGGGTACTGGAACGGACGTGTTGCTCTATCAATGCATTGGCAATTAGGAAATGTTTATCTACCAACAAAAGACTGGAGAACTGCTTCGTGACGGAGCCTTCTTTGCTCAAGGTTACTCCGGTCGCGGGCTCGGGAGGAATAATCCTTCATGGGAAGCCACGAAAGACTACGGGCCACTACCAAGAGGGCGATGGAGGATGGACGGAGAGCCATATCATCATCCTAAGCTCGGCCCTTTCACTATTAACCTCATCCCTTGCGACGGGACTAACACCTTTGGACGAAGCGCATTTCGGATCCACGGCGATAACAAGACTCACAATGCCAGCGAGGGTTGCTTAGTATTGGGCCCAGGGGATCGTAAGTCTTGGTGGGATTCAGGGGAGAGGGAGTTTGATGTTATTTGAGCAGACGCTATAGCCCCTCCGGGGCAAACCCTCACAAGAAGATGATGCGCGTGGCCCTTCCTTTGTGAGGGGTCGCGGCGGAGCCGCTTTAGTTTTACGGTATAATTAGGAGTGAACTTGGCGCAATTCATTAGCGCACATTACGTCGTGATCGGCGGCGCTCTACTTTACTTTTACGTAGCAGCCGTTGAGACGATGCCTGCCCCTGGCGATCCGCGTCCATGGGGTGAGAAGCTTTACGACTGGGTGTACCGTTTCTTTCATGTCGTGTCAAACAAGGTTGTAGAACGTCATCCTAACGCAGCCATACCAAAAGAGGTGAAAAGTGAGTAATAAGTTTATCAATGTGTTCAAAGCAATTGGGCATGACTTTAAGGTCGTGTTTGACTTCATCATGCCGTGGGCAGCCTCGGCTGGAGCCGTAGCCATTAGTCTATACGCGCCGCAGTATGGCTCGCTTTATAACGCTACCGTTCAGCAGATTCTAACTACGGAAGCGAAGTTTGCAGCCATTGGGCAGTCTAGCGGTACTGGAGCGCAGAAATTGGCGGCTGTCGTGGCTGCTATTGGCCCTCTAATTTCACAGGGTTTGAAAGACGCAGGCAAAGACGGAAGCGATGCGGCTGTGCAGAATTACATCAGTTCCATCGTGACCATTCTCAACGCCGCGCCGGTTCCAACTCCAACGTCTATGTAATGTTCCCTCCCCCAATGGAGGGCAGCCTCCCACGGAGGCACTTAGGGCCGTACTCAGGGTACGGCGGAAGGCAGCTTAAAAGGCTGCCTTTCTTATTTCCCAACGTTCTTCTATGTGTCCGTCGGCGTAGGCCCAGGCATTTCCAGTCGCCTTGGCTGCGATGATCTCTTCATCCCAGTCTCGCTTTTCCTGCTTATCCTTCTGGCGCATGAACCATGCTTGCCGGCTGCTCACCCAGCCATGGTCATACTCTCCGAGGATCATTAAATTGGAGTGGTGGAAGTTAAGCCGATCGCCGTCACGATGATGGACTTCCTCATCCTTATTCAGCTTCCGTCCCAACATGGCTTCCGCTACGACACGATGGAGATATTGATTGCGAAGTGGGCCGGCAGTGATTCGCGGGTAGCCTTTTGTCGTCTTGAGGGTTACGCCCCTTTTGTAGCGAGACATTTTCCCTCACAAATCTTGTCAAACAACTTCACCGCGCCGGCCTGTAATCCCGCAAGATCATCATGCCCCGCAGCGAGCAGGTAATCGTAAGGAGCGCCGTTAAGATCATGTTCGCTTGCGTGCGTAAGACCGTTATCGTAGCCGACACGGACGACGTTAACTGTTACTCCCCCTAGCCCTTTGATCCAGTAGAATTCATTTCTGTATCGCATGTCTGCGATGAGAGCGATCTCTGGCTTATCTGCGTGCAGACGCTTGGAGAGAGCGGAAACCCAGTAGAGGGGATCATCAGCGCGGCGATATTCCGTCCCCCAGACTTGCAGTAAGCGCCTAACACTCGGCTCGTGTTTTTGGCCGTCGATCCAGGCGATTTGCTTAACAACGTCCCCGGTATAATCGGTCGGGCAGGGGAACGACATAAGCCACATCTCTTCATGTTGGGGCCAGAAGGGATCAAAGTCGTTTATCAGGGCCTCATACACTTCGGCTTTGAGCGCGTCAGAGAAGCCATAACGCTTAGCCTGTGGATGCTTAGCAATGATGGCGGCAGCCACCGAATCCTTCCCGTTTTGCGCTTGATGCCCCAGGCCTACGATGATTTGTGTGGGTTCCATTTCTTCCTCATCTTCTCTTGTAAGATTTCCGTCTCCGCCCTGTTAAGCCCAGCGTAAGCGCAGACTGCCACGAAAGAACGCGAAGTAGTCGTAAGCCAACGGCGAGCGAGATAGCGTTGATGGCCTTCGCCAATTCGGGCATCTATTTGCGCTTGCCTCACGACCAATCGCCACAGAAATATCTCCCCGCGTCCGTCCACTAGTCAGTCCTTTGCGATGTATTCGTAGCCTTCGCGGGGGCCGTACTCGCCAGGGATTCTGACCTTACGAAGGATTCCTTGTTGAACAAGCTTGTGGAGACGATTGCGGGCAGCGCTGTACTTTAACCCAACACTCTTGGCATACTCCGCTACCTTGAAAACGTTTGGGCCAGAGACAATCGGCGGGGCTTCAAATCTTGCGTTAATTTTGTCGAATATCTTTTTCATGGCGATTGAAGGTACGTCTAATTGCGTAGCTGCGTAGCAGTGATACAACAGTTCCAATAACTCCCATCACGACGTTCTGCTTCATTGAGAGTCTGAAGCCTAGGAACGGTGGGATATATTTGAAAACGATCAGATTTATGATCCAACCGATAACGACATTACTTAACGCTTCAGCCCCGCTACCTCTTTTCGATTGCAAGGAGCAGTTCCTTTATGAACCCCACCGAGCATCCGAAGTAGGTTGCTAACTTGCGATCGCTCTCACCAAGGCGCTTGCGTTCGCGAAGGATGTGAAGTTGGTCACGGAGCATTATGAAAGTTTCCAAGCTGTGAAATCGAATGGCCCATGCTTCGGATGAACCATGAAACTCACTTGTGATGGCTTCGCGTGACGACCCTGCATGTGATCGAACTCCGTCGTCCCTGACAACGAGCCATTCATGTAAATGTTCTCGCTGAGAATGGCCGGTACGTGATAGTGCGCCGTTGAGATGTAATCGAACTCTTTGTCCGTGCGGGAGCGTTTGACAGCTTCCCTGGCGCGGGCTCTTTCCAGCCCATAATATGGGATGCCCAAGGCGCTAAGGATCCCATGGCCATGTTGAGTCAGGAATATTTTCTTCTGAATTGAGACGAGTCCCTTAATTCCCTCATGGGCAAGGATCTTCACATTCTCATGCTTCACTAAACTTTGATTTGCAATCGTGTGAGCGAGGAAGGAGTAGTTATTAAGGCCACCCTGCTTGGCTTGATTCTTGCGTGTCAGGCGACCATGGTTATCAGCAGATATTTCAGAGAGCACTACGCGCTTAAAATGCCCCGCCACGCGGGAGGTGAATTCGGCGAGGAGTAGGCCGGCGTTCGCTGTCGCCACCGTGACCGGGAATTCATTTGTGACTTCAAGCTCGTAATGGATATTCCCGCTGACGAGGTCGGCTTCCGAGAGGATTACAAGTTCGTCAATCGGGAACCCAGCAATACGATGCATGTTTGTCCACTCGATCAACTTCTCGGCAATAAAGAACACTCGCTTCTGTGCGATCGCCCAATTGAACTCTCCGAAACCTTCCGTCTCACCCTTCTCAATGACTTCCCCGATATGCCAATCGGAAAGTTTGACAACGGCGGACACGGGCGTACGGGAAGGGTCACCTGGGTAATATTTGACGCGATCCCAAGGATCGGCGGCGGCCACTGCGGAGGTTAATTGGGACATCATCTCGCGGAGTCCACCACGCTCTTTTCGCAATTTGCCGAGTATACTTTCGGCCAATTCTGCCTTAGCTTTATAGTGGGCTACTCGGTCTTCCATCTCTTGCATGGCGCTGGTGGCCGCAGCCTTCGTCAAATTCGCTTTCAATTTGTTGTCCATTAAGTTAACCTAAAGGTACTCTAAGCGTTACACTATTGTCAACATAAATCTTCCTTTTCGTCTCAATTTCGTCAGGCGAACACGCTTCGTCTGGAGGATGGTATAACGTCCTCAAAGGGTCGAAGAAGTCCGCAGGGATATCGTGGGGGTACGTGTCTGAGGGAGAGGGCATACATATATTTTACGCGACTCCCCGCAGGCTGGCCCAGTCACGGCCTGCTTGGACATCTACTTCAACGCTTAAACCCAGCGGTGCAACCTTAGGAGAAATAAGGACTTGCGAGCGGCTCTCCATGAGGGGCTTGATTGTGCCAACCGCCTCCTCGACTAAAGGGTCGGGGCATTCGAACAAAAGGGAGTCGTGGACGTTATTGATGAGGCCATAGCGTTCGTCGAGTCCCCGCTCTGCGATCGTAAGCATTCGATCCTTAATCTCCCCGAAGGCGTCATTCGCCGGCAGGAACGCTACAGCGGCCTCGCTGTCATCTCCTGGCGTCCAGCCATCGTTCCTCTCTCTGAAGACTTCCCAGAAGTAACGAATGTACCCGTGACGGGAGATCAGGTAACCTTGATCGTTAGCCTTATGCCGTATCGTCTCCCGCCATTTTTTCGTCACGGGAAAGACAGAGTCAAGCATGTCGAGGGTATTCTTGGCGTCCTTCTGCCCGTCGAAGGACTCACGATTCATGTCGTAGAGCTTGCGATAGCCCATGCCAAAGCCGTAGCCAAGAATGGCTCGCTTTGCCTTATAGTCACGGACGAACTTGTGATTCTTCTTGATCCAAGCTAGGTACTCTCGAAGCTCATCATCCGACCAAGCGAGACAGCCTCCGGCCTTCGGGTCGTGGACGAGATGAGATGCGAGGAAGGAATGGATGTCAAGCTTGGCGAGACGGAGGTAGTCCTTGTCTTCACTCTCGAAAGCGAGAGTCTGAGCGTGGAAGGACTTGAAGTCGAACTCAAGAATCGTATGCCCCTCACGAGCCTTAATCATGGAACGGAAAACTTTGGCGTAGCCTCCGAACTCGGGATCGTCGTGCTTTGGGGCGTTTTGAACGTTCGGACGGCGAGAGGATAGTTGGCCTGTAGCAGGGTCGAAATAGAAAGATGTATGAACTCGTTGGTCAGGCCCAGGTTTCCAATTCTTTACATGGTTGGTTAGGACGGTTTGAGCCTTACGGTATTGAATCACGGCTCCATAGAGTGGATCCTTCGTCTTTCGCGAGAGACGGGCAATCTCGATCGCCGCCGTCGTGTCCTTCTCGGTCTTCAAGTTCTTTGGAACCTTGAGGCCACGGTGGCGAATGTAAGCGCAGAGGCCCTTGTTCGAAGGAGTCCAAGGTAGAGTACGTACCCAAACTCCGTCAACTTGTGTACACTCTTCGAGCCTTGCCTTTGGGGTCTTCTTGTAAACCTTCTTTGCTTTAATCTCGTCAGGCACGAGGCTTTGCATCTTCTCCTTCTCCGCCATGTAATCACCACGGAGACGGGCGACAACAGAATCAAAACCTTCCTGATTTACAGGCATGCCTCTAGCAGAAACCCGCTCTAACACAGGATTTAATTTAACCACATGTTGCAAATAGCCCCTATAAATGTTGGCCTTTTGCATTCGCTCAAACAAACCCATTTGTCCTCGCAAACTCCCCATACATTTTTAGGGCTGCCTCGTCGTATGCTCTCGCCGCATCTTCTTCGTTTGTAGATGAACAGAGGTGCTTAGTTCTTAGTCGCGCAACCCAACGGTTTATTGACTTTGACCAATACACTCCCTTGTATTTACTGGAACCTCCGGGACGCCGCTCCTTATTGGCCGCATTTTGTTGCGCGGTCGCAAAACGCAGGTTAGCTTTTCTACAATCAAGTCCGTCAAGATTTCGGTGATCTATTTGCTCGCGTGAACGCATAATAAAACTATGTAGATACTCGTAACGGCGCAGCCTATTTCCAATGCGCCATTCTCTTCTTGCGTATAGGCGACGACGTTTTGGAACCATAACCCAACTGTATTGCATAGCACGTTCGTAATCTTCTGAATCAACAATTGCAAAACCTTTTCGGCCAAGAGGTATTAAGCAACCATCCATTGGAGTACCTCCACGTCCACAATTCCGTAAAATTCCTGATCGGAGCCGCTAAGATGCTTCCATGGATACGGCCAACCCAACTGGCCGGCAGCAAACTGCAACCCTCTCGGCAAATCGGGCTGTAAGTGATGCCAAGCCCAAATCAAGTCGTGTTGTTCGCCAGCGATTTTGCAACTGTGCTCATAAAGGACTGGGTTGTCAAAATGCCAAATATTCCATCCAAGTTTCGGTCTCGGTAATGCCAAGATTTCTTTCGCAATGGGAATGAAATCGTCACGCCAAGGCATAAATATTCCACTGCTTTGCGCCAAAGAGAACTGAATCGACTTTATGCGATGTTCTTCTTCTACTTCTTCCGCGCTCTCCTCATCTGTCGAATAAGGGGTCTCAATATCGAAGGAAATATATTTTGCTTCTTTGGCGTCACGCAAAAATGACTCAGCAACGCTGGGGTCAGGATGCAAGATGTAGCCTTCAGGAGGGCTATCCACCGGGGGCTCTACGCATATAATCTGCCCCGCCGCGACCTTCTTCGCTTTCCTTAGAGCATTAACCATGACTCCAAGCAGAGCCATCGCGCCACGACGGAGGAAGGATGGATGGAAGCAGGGGATGACGGGGATGCTATATCGAGGGGATGGAATGGCGTAGCCGCTGAGATGGGATACGCCTAACTTACTGCCGCTTAATCCCGTCGTTACCCGGCTCGCAATGCTACCTAGCGCCACTATGGCGCGAGGCTTATACACCCTCACAGCCTCGTCAAGATGCTCAAGGCCCCAGCTAATCGCCTCCGCCTCCCAAGGAGCGCCTTCTAGCCAGTTCTTCGGAGGCCTAGCAGGGACGACGTTGGTGATTACGAATTGCTCACGACGGCAACCAGCTCTACGGATTGCGGCAGCGAGGACGGAGCCGGCTGGAGCCCACGGGGCAAAAGGTTGGCCGCTATCGTCTTCCTGTTCCCCTGGGGCTTCGCCGACGATCATTATGCCGAGGCTATTATTCCCAAAGGGTTCAACGATGTTAGGGCTGAATCCCTGAGAGACGAGGGGATGCTGAGAGGGTTGGCCCAGTCTAGCCGAGAGGGCTTGCGCGATTGGGCCTTGCACGTTAGGAGGGCTCCTCTGCCTTCTTCTCCGTAGCCAACGACATCCTCATCTCTAGGGCCATCCCATCCAACACATCGGGGAGCAATTGCCCCTTCACATTGGTCACGATCGATACCCCACCCTCAGGCTTGACGATGAGAAATATCCCCCGACAACCCCCCTGAGCACATTGCTCAAGTAGGAAATCAGCAAGGGCTTGGAGCGAGGTGCCGTTGTGAGTCTTGTAATCGGAGAGAGCGGTCATGCCCTCTCCACGATAAAGTCACCGATTAGCAACATTGTTGCAATCTTGACTTCTTCGATGTCCTTGAAGAACCATCCCGTTTCGTTGCGGACGTAGAACTCGATCTGGGTAGTGTCAATGCCCATATTGTTCTCCGTCTTCGTCTCGTAATAGTCAGCGTAGATGCCATTCTCGGAGACGGGGAGAAGGGTTACGCCCTTGGTATTTGAGATGACGCGGGAGATATTGAATTTCATTTCTTTTCCTCTTTCTTCGGAGCCTCTGGGAGAGGGATCGCCTTAATAACAAACTTCCCGCCCTCTTCATTCAGTTGGAACTTCTCAGGGTCAGCGCCGGCATGCTTTATTGCGTCGGCAGCTAGGGCCACAAGACGTTGGAGCGCGGCTTGCTCGTTCGCCTGCGCTTGAGTCGTGTCACTTTTGGCGCGGAGGTAAGCAACCTGGGCCTCGCGAATGGCAAGGGAGTCGGCTGTGGGGATGGCGTAGCCCGTAGGCTCGGGCTTGTTTTCAGGCTTCGGCGTATCGGCTGCGAACGCCAAGGTAGATAGGGTTAACAGTAAGACAATTTGTTTCACTTCTTTCCTCCTCGGGTTATTTCAAATTTCGGTACTTCATCGATCACATATCTCTGCTTCTCTTCCGTAATCGAGGTGTAAGCAGCGAGTAGGTTTAGTTGCTCGTGAAGGGGCATGTTATTCATGTCCTTCCACTCCTTCGGGTAGCAGCCGATGAACAGGGATTGGGTGTCCATGATGCAGCAGATCAAGCCAACATGCTGTCTCCGCTTCATCTCCTTGGCGAATAGCTCTACAAATTGGTCGTCATTTAGAGCCTCTAACATTTCGTCTCCTTAGTGACTTCGTATGACTCTGACAAAGCAACACTCCCCTTCTCCTCGCAGGATTCATACAGTTCTCAATCGAACACTTCTTCATCGTCTGCCGGTCAAGCATGTCGTAGATGTGATCGATAACCTTTCCGTCCCATAAATGCTCTCTCCAATAGGGAGCGATGCGTTCAAGCTGCTCGATAGCCTTGGCGTCGTCGTCGCTGTTGAAGAGGGGCAGTCATTTGGAGTTGATAAAGTAAAGCTCTTTCATGGCCCGCGTTACCGCAACGTAGTAAAGGTTAGGCTCCGGCTCTCGCATTCCAATTAAATGTTGATCGAGAATGAAGACTCGCGGCCACTCCATTCCTTTCCCTTTGTGGATTGTGCTAAGGAGTAACATCCCCTCTTGACCATCCTCTGCGAACATCCCCTCGATCTTTGAACAAAGCTGCTCCACGCTAGTTCCCCACGGCATCTCCGATACGAATATCCGTATCGTATCGACGCGATCTAAGAGGGAGACTATCTTCTCAGGTTCGTCAACTAAACGTTTACGTTCTCTGTCAACGTGAGCGTCAAGCTTGGCCTTCAAATCGTCAAGGGAAATAGCCCGCATTCTCTTTACCAGAGAAACGAGTCCTGTCCCAATGTCTCTCCCTAAGACCTTGCAGGGCTTCCCTGCCCGAATGAGCTTGAACGCCATAGCGACGAGGGGAGCGTTGTTACGGCAGAGGATGACATCTGTGGGGCCGAATAGTGAAGGAACCCAGCTTTCTAACTCCTCAACCTTTCCATCCGCTGCCTTCTCCCAAGGCTCAATCTTCTGGCTATACTTCCTAGCCAGCGCCACTACCGAACGGGGACAACGGTAAGAAATGGAGAGAGGAAACTTCTGAGCGTCGAACGTGCGGCCCAAATTAGGAATCGCATCTCTGCTCGCCCCACGCCAGCCGTAAATGGCCTGCGCGGAATCGCCAACGCCAACGAAACGGCCATTCTTGGCCAGGGAGCGTCGCAACATTTCGAGTTGTAGGTTGCTTATATCCTGGGCCTCGTCCGCAAAGACCCAATCATACTTTGTAAACTCTGCGCCGAAGATGACGGGGAGATAGAGTTGATCGTTGAAATCGATCTTTTGTGAGCCGAGACGAATATTCTCAGCGAGGACACGACGGGCGAGAGCGATGGCCCAATCCTTCTTCTCGTTAGGGCCGAAGAAGATATCATACTCATCGATCAGCCAACGCCAAGTCTCGGTATCATCGTCCACCAAACCTGCCGCATCGATGCCATTGGGTACGATGCCCATCAGCTTTGCTAAGTCAACGAGCTTCTTAACCCCACTCCTGAAGTCACTGCTTGAATCGTCCGACATCTGCTTGATGAGAGCCGTGACCTTGTAACTATCTACCTCAACGTTCTTACCAACGTGGGATCGCCATGCACGGAAGCCGAGGGCGTTAAGGGTCATCGCGCAGATGTAGGCAGGGAGTTTGCGTTTGAGGTCGTCAGCGATCCGCTTATTGAACGCGACGAAGAGGATTGAGTCATCGGATGGCAAACGTTTTGCTACCTCAATGATCGTCGTACTCTTAGCAGCGCCGGCTGCGGCTTCGATAACTGCTGAGCCTTGACCCTTCTCAGCCCACGAGAAGATGGCCTCTTGATAAGGGCTCCAGATACGATCTAAGGTTGCGGTTGCCACTAAAAGCTCCAAGAATCTGGCCCTTTACTTTTACCTTTAGGGCGAGGAAGTAAAAACATAATTGCAAAGAAAACTAGAATTAGAATTAGCGGAACAAAATCGCACATGTTTTGCTATAGGGCCTCCGGCCCAAAACCCCACAGAGAAACTAAGCTTGTGTTTTCGGCGGGGACGTTCACCGGAAATAGCGGCCCACCAACAATCTCTAGCGTGTAAATGCAATGTGTCTTTTCATTGTGCAAATACGGCGGATCGTAATCCCGTTCTCCCTCGTAACTCGTATAGCTATGTCCGGGGATGCGGGTGCCTGTCTTCACAAACTTTCGAGCAGTGACAATGCCCTCTTTTCCGGCAATATTGAATTCATACTCGGCTCGGTCACGCTCGTAAATCTTACGTTCGGGGCCACCGAACTTATCTTTATTAAGGAAATAGGAAGCTAAGCCTTTATGCAGACAGTTTCCTAGGCGACTTCGATCCGACCAAATATCGACCCCGATAGCCGCTCCTATTTTGTCAACCATTTCCGCAATCTCTTTCGAATACTTGTTCTGAATATCGAGAGTAGTTAGTGGATAGCCGCAGCGCTCGAAATCCTTGTTGGCGATAACCCTAACCTTCTCGCCGATTCTTGCGTATTTTCTTCTAGCTTTCATGCCTTCGCCAGCACCCTTCTCACGTCAGCGATTGCCTTCTCGCGGGGCGTAACTCTCTTCGTCTTCGTGTTGTACCAACGATGACTACCGACTAACTCCTCAATTACGCTTTGATCGAATCCGAGCGCATGGAGACGGAGGATTGCGATGTGGCGGGAGTCTGAAGCCGCGTCACCAAAGCCTCCGTTCCAAGCCCTCCGCAAATAAGAGTCACGCTTAATAGCGTCGGCGAAAATAAGCCCCCTCATCTCTTTGTGAGGGGTCGGGCCGGAGGCCCTATCGTCAATCGCCATCCCCAGCCCCTCAAACTCCTCAACCCGCCATCTCTTCTCACTCTCAAGCTCGATCGTCACTACCCTCTTCGGCTCCTTTTGATTCGTCATCCCTGGCACCCTAAGGATGCGTGTGATATCGCAACAATGCGGATCCCCACCAACAGCCTGTGCTAGGCCGCGATTGATATCTGCTATGCTCTCGCTTGGCGGGACAGCCTTCCCTAGCTCCCAGTAAAGATGCAGCCCATGTCCACTATTAACGATGAGCGTAGGCTCCGGCACATCTGCCTTCTTCGGCAGCCCGTCAACGTCAACGTGGAGCGCCACAATCTCGGCGACGTCAGAGCAGGAATGAGGGCGCGGATTAACGCCAGCGTAGACATTCCAACCGTAGTCGTTCATGAGGGCTAGTTGAGACATAGCCTTGTCGTCAACGTCTGTTGCCTTCACCCAATGTCGCCTCACGTCCCCGTTACGGATGAGACGGAGTTCGATGAAATGGCGCGAGATTGAGAAACGGTGCCAGTAGCGATCCATGGCTATTTAAGGTGGTAGTTGATCTGCCAAACTAACGCTATGCCTGCCCAAAAAGCGGCGTTAACATTGTGCGCGTAAGCGAAAATCACTATAGCCAGCGCGGAACAAATGAAAGCGACAACATCCAGACTTTTTCCCATATTTACCTCGCAGGTGCTTTAGTTAAGTGGAAGTGATTTCCCCATCGACACGGATAGGCCCTGAGGGGAACAAAACATTCCCTCGCATCCATCCTCTTCTTCGCAAACGTCATCGCCTCTTCTTCCGTGTCAAAGCGTGATTTGCAGAGACACTCACGGTCGATGCGGCTCATTTCCGCCGGATACCCGACGCTATTCGAGGGAGCCATGTAGCTTCTCGTTGATGAAGTTACAAAGGGCTGTTGTCAGGGTGCCTTCGAGTTCGTCACGATAGAGCGTCATGAAGGCTTGAGCCTTATCGGAGGACATGTGTTGAATGTTCCCTCGGCTGCCGATCTGCCTGATACGTTCGACGGTGATTTCAAATTTGATGGGGGTCAAGATATATCTCCTGAGAAGATGTGTATGCTGGCGAAGGCTCGGGTAACGGCTCCGACATGTTGGCTTTCTCTTTGAACTCGACGAGAATTATGAGTCCATCTGGGTTGAAGATAATGTCAATGATTTCCTTGACAGCCCTCTTACCAGAGTGCACAGACTCCAGCGTCGTGACCCCGCTGAAATCTTCATGAAGTACTTCCTCTTTGCTGTAAATGTCGTATAATTTAATCTTCACGGTAAGTCCTTTCGAGAAAAACGCCCCCGGATCAACCCCGAATGGCTGCCGGGGGCGTTGACTTCATTGGCCGGCGTTGAGCTAGTTTTCCCAAGCCAAGCGAACGTCACGGAATTTCTTCCCAGGGTTATCCAACACGCTGCGAGCGTAAACCTTCTTAACTTCCAGCCGCGTCTTGAAATCGTCTTTCCCCGGACGGCGAACGAAAACAACCTCAATGCCGGTCAGCATTGCTGCTAAGTTGGTTACGTAGTCGTCAAAGTTCTCTGCTTTCTTCAGGCCAAGAGAAGAACTCGTACGACCATTCTCTTTTGCAATCTTCAGAAGTTCCTGAATATCCGCAGTACCGTCGTCATTGGCAATAGCGGTGCGGTATAGAAATTTCTGATTATTGCCCTTAATTTCGGGCAAACTTGCCTTGTCGCAGAAAATATCTTCTACGAACGCCTTGGGAATAAAGAGGCGTTTTTGCGTGTCCAACCCCGGCGTGTCGGACGCTTTGAGACCGATATCAATTGCAACTGAGCCGGAATCAAACGTTACCTGAGTCACGCCCTCGATCGTGCCAAGATGCGCGTCTGGATCCGCTGGTGGAACGGGAATGCTGCCCGTATCAAAAACATCATCAACTTCTACCACTTGATCCACTACTTCTGTGTCATCGTAAGACATGTGCTTTATTTCTCCTTTTTCCAAAATGGAAACTTTGATTTACTTACTAGCGGTTTGGTTCACTTGCGTGAAAACTGTTGACCAACCTTCCCGCTTCAATTTCTTTGAAAAGTTCATCGATTTCAGCAATTGCTTGTACGTGTTTTTTCTGATTGGCAAGCAACCACTTGGCTTGCTGTAAAAGCTTGTTGCGATGAAGTTCGTCAAGTTGTTTCTGGGCTTCTTCCCGAATTGTCATAATGATGTTCTCCGCTCTTGCGTCACATATGCTGGCGGCCTACCCTTCTTTCCTGGCATCCATTTCAACGAGCCCTTATACTTCCTCTCCTGGCTCGTGATCGACTTCCGGCAATCAACACAATGACGCTTGTACGGAGAATCCCCTCTCTTCTTTCCGCAATTCACGCAGCAGCCGAGCCTGTACATCCGCACCGCCCAGGGGAGCATTGTGTAACGCTCTGCGCACTTCTTGTGGGCTCTAAGGTAGGAATGCGTGGAGACGCGATAGCGATCTTCCGCGCCGCATTCTTCGTGGCAAACTTCGCACTCGTAGGTCACTTCTTCACCTTCGCCGCTTGAATTCGATTCCAGAAATCCCTAAGTCCCGTTCCATTCGCAGGGCCAAGCTCCTCTTCCAGCCTCACGAACGGAGGCGTCATGCCTACCAGTTCCTTACTGATCTTGTGCTTCGCGAATATTTCCCTTTTCCCAGGGATCTGCTTCCCCGTCTTCTCATCCTTCCGCATCACGGGGATGTAGGCCATGTCGGTTAGGAATCTCTTAGTCTCCTTCTTGATAAAGAAGACGAAGTCCATGTCAGCGGTGATGAGCTGGCGAGCGCCCTTGGGCATCTTGGGGAAGATTGTTTCGTCGGTATCAATGTCCGACCCTTTAACATCTGCGAGAGCGGTAAAGATGACATGCATCTTCTTACGTCGGAGGGAGGTGAGAAGGTCACGGATCACGCCATTCGTATCCCCGTAGACCTTCATCAAATTCTTCTGATCCGACCCGTCGTCCTTTGTTCGGTTCTCATCGACGAGCATCTCTGAGCCCTCGGTCATGTCATCCACGACTAGGACACGATCGGATAAGTCTTTCCACTCGGGAAATCCAGCGTGCTCTGCGGCACGTTCAGGGAATTGGAGCGCCCATTGGAGGGACTCACCATCCTGAATGAGCCCAACACGGAAGCCGGCGTTCTGCAAAGGACGCATCTGGCTCGCGTTGCGGGTGAGGAGGATGAGGGTCTTCTCGGGGCCACCGAAATTGGCAGCCGTAGTTGTCTTGTAGCTCCCCGTCTCACTATAGAGTAGGCCAAAAAACGAGCCCGTCTCCAAATCCTTAGTATTGAAGGCTGAAAAGCCCTTCGGCGGCTTGGATTGCAGGGAGGCATTCACAGCCGCCGTTATGGAGGAGGGCTTTGTGGGGGAGGGAACTTCTGTCGTAGCTTTCCCTTGATTAGGGTTGTTTGGCGCGACTGCATCCAGAGTAGCTGTCATAGTCGGTAAGGAAACGTTACGATAACGTTAAGGTAATGTCAAGGGAAATCGTTAAACAATTACTAAATTTTTCTGTTGAATATCTCTCAATTGTTCATAGTACGCAGCTAGGCCAGCGTGCATTGCCGACCCTACGTCCAGCGCTCTATCCCCGTCCTTCGTATGACCATCTACCAGATTGATCCTACGATACTTCTCCGCGCATTCGCTCACCGTGGAATATTGAGAGGCGGAGAGGAGCACAAGGTCAGGGTTGTTAATCCTGTCGCCAATATGTGCCAACGATAGCTGCGCAGCCGGATCACTACTGTCAAACTTAACCGCTCCACTCGGCGGCACGTTACCTGTCAAACAATCGTCATGAAATTGGCACGTCTTGCGGAATTGATTGACGCACCAGATTCCTGGCAATTGCCATGCGCCTTCACCGCTTCTCTTCATCGCCCTGACGCTCGCAGCCTTAACGAGAAGACTCTGCCTCACTCTAGCAATTCTCTCGGGCTTAATATGCACGAGCGATCGTAGAGGATCATGTGGCCAGATGTCAGGGGGATTAGACTTCGACGCTGCGCGGACGCGGATGTAGGAGAGCGGGGTGTTTGGCTTGAATTCCTTCCCCGTCGCCCTCTCGTAGTAAGTCCCCTCTTTCAGGGCGAGAGCGTAAACGCCGAGCTGAGAGCCTTCGGAGATTGAGTCTAGCCAGGAGTTCTCGTTCCAGAATTTAGTCCTCTCCTTTGTGCTCTTATGCTCCCCGCCGACGATGATTCCATCTTCCTCGGTCAACAAGTCTTGAACGCCGATGATGGCCGTCGCGTCGTCAATGAAGCAAACGAAGCCAGTCTCGACAGCTACGACTTTACGTTTGAGATCCTCTTCGTAGCAGACGTCAATCCATTTATCGAGAAGCGAAGCTCCCTGCTCGACTGCGAGAGGCCCCACTCCAGAAGCAATAATTGCGTCAACGATCTTTTGAGTGTCGATCATTTCACGTCCTTAGGAAAGAGGATGCAGTGCCAAGCCCCATCTTCGGATTGCATTTTAACTCGACGTTTGTCAGAGCATATCGGACGATTTTCGTAAACATCTATGCCGTAATAGCAGTGAGTTAGGAATTCGGTGCGATCACAGGAATCACCTTTATGGTGGGCCAAATACTTTTCTGTTCCCGCCGACACATCGATAGTCTCTAGCTTAGGCTCGCACACATACCAAATGTCTATCCCCGTGTCCGTAACGTGCTCAACCTTGTAAAATACACGGTCTCCCACCTGACACTTGCTGCCATCTTCGCGTAAGGCTTGTCGAGGCATGTCTTGTCGAGTCATTTCATCAGACCCCGTAATTTCCTGCCCCACTGCCACAGTCGCCAGCAAAAGTAAAAGTAAAGTTCTCATTGAAGTTCCTTTGGAATCGGTATCTTAGCAGGAGGAAAATAAGCCTTGCCAAGTCGGTCATTGATCGCCTCTATCTCTCGTTCCATATCCGCAGTTGTCATGCCTGACTTGCATAGTTCATGGGGCGGGCAGCGGCATTCGACATACCCTTGGCGCATTGTGCAGTGCGACGCAGAAGTAAAGTAGACAATTCCTGAATCAACAGGATCAGATGTGTTCAGCTTCCAAGTTATCTCAGCAGAAGGTTTTGGCTTCGAACACCCCATCAAGACCAAAAGTAAAGTAGCCGCTAAGGATTTCATTGAGCACCGTCCGCTGCATTCAGCTTGGCTTTGCTGGCAATCTGTATTTGTTTAGTGAATCTAGCGAATTCTATGAGTAGCCACAACGTTGCCAGCATCGGCCAGAAGAATGCACACGTGAGTGGAAAGTCCACCTTTTCATCTTGGAACACGCCGTAGCACAGGAATGTAACCACGCAATAAACGACGATTGCAGTAATCATTTCTCCCCCTCAGGCCTGGAAGCGGACTCGGCCAGCCCGTGATCAAAATCATGTCCATCACATCCGACAGTTACGTGATTCCCGCAGATTACGCAGTATTCGTAAGGGTTAGTTTTATCGTCAATCGGTGGGAGAGCTG